CATCCAGAACCTTCTTAGCTTTCTGGTACTCCTCTTCATGCCCATCCATCCATTCGAACCAAGCAAGAGGCAGAGCACCGAACATGTTCTTCTCATGATAAGGGTTGTCATTGATAATGTCAAGGCCGTCATGGAAAGCTTGTTTACCTTCTGCGTGTGCCATGCTGTTCTTAGAGATTGCTAGTTTGCTCATTTGCTTCTTCCTCTGCTAAAAATTCTTGGTAAGATGTCTCATCGTCACAAGCTGCCCAATATCCTAAGTTCCACTCGTCTTGCCAGTCACAAGTATAAGGATTAACACCTCGTGGCAAACCGTTCTCGAAGGCTTCATAGCCTTGTTGTCAAGGGTAGGTCATTGCTCATTCTCCTGTTGTGTTAGAAAGTATTTAGCAGGAACTACCTGCCACGGATAACGTCCCGATCCTGTGAAAACTTCATCGCATTCTGGTGTTTGTTTGGACAGGTTTGTGGATGCTATGAAGTTGCTGGATTTTGTTGCGTTAAATTGGGATAGTTTGTTCATTTAATCACCAGTTTTTCTGCTTCAGTAACAAAATAGTCGTAATCGATATCACCTACATAATCATCCATCGAATTACACGGTTTTACATCCCACATTGTATCGATACCAAGTCGCCGTTCTTCTCCACCTTCTTCAAGAGGTGGCATGATTTTAATCAGTTTGCCTCCAGATTTGCACGGATAATAACGACAGATATTTTGCAAGGCTGTTTCAGTTCCATCTTGGTTCACCAGCACCAGACGACTGCTGCGAGGGACTTTGGTACGCAACATAAAGTCAAATTTCTCTTTATGGTTCATGATAAACTCTCGAACATCTTCACCACGAAGCATTGCAGCTTCAGCAGCCATCGGAATAACCAAAGAGCTATGGTTTTTGTGCCATCCTAAATCTTTGTACTCGTAAGCCCCTTTCTGTTTGACCTTACCATCAGTATATAATGCAGAATAATTGTTGATATCTCTCACCCACATTTTCTGGTACTCAACAAACTCAAGATCAAGCTTTACTTGTTTTTGCCAAGCAATACAAATCTCGTTATACTGTTCCCTTTTCTTCCGTGGGAGTTTTACAGTAAGACCATCAGTATTGCAGGCCAACATAATCAGACCGTCAATCTTCATAAGCTTTTCTGCCAGCAGACACAAGGAAAGCTGTCCGTTGATAGTGATCTTCATAGTGTACTGCGAATCGAAGAATACACTATATTCATTGTTTGAGTTACCGTATGTTGCATTCAACGCCAATTTCAACATGGCATTCTCTGCTGACTTCTTATCATACGACTTCCTCTGCTCATACAAATCAGAATACAACTCACAGAACTTACTGGTCAAGTGTTGAGGATAAACATCGTTGCTGATAGAGATGTTTGGATACATACTACTTACATCTGCATCGATGATTTCATATTCTTCGTCATTAGAGACAACCGAATTTTGAATACTTGCATGAATACCACCTACTCCGAAATCATAACGGAGTCCGTCAATAACAACATTCAACGTTTCTGCAATTTTCCATTTGTAATAATAAGAGTGTTGGAACTCACCTTTCTTTTTCGCTTTAAGCTGAATCTTTTCGACCCATCCACAAGGATGTTCTCGCTTAAATTCATCATACTCAGAACGACTAGGTTCACCGTTCGGACATTTCTTTTTCTTGACAACCATTTCAGCATATTGAGCAACATCATACAAACGGTGTTCTTCGATGTCTGTGAAAACACCTTTAGTCTCTTTGATAATTTGTTTAGCAAACCAATTCTTAATTGCAACAAACTCTGGACGTTGGAAATCATAATAATCAAAGAGACAATCTCTCAGTTTAATATGCGGACGAATGGTTTGATTTAGTTTGCGATGTTTGCCAACTTGTTTATAAATTGGGATTCCTGCTTCTTGAAGCTTAATCTGGAAGAAGTCACCACCGATTTTACTATCGCTGTGATTCATAAAATCTTTACCGAACTGTACAGTAAGCTTCTCACGGAATTCGATCTGTGATTTGCAATGCCGATAGAAAGCAAGTGTCATACGAACGTCATGTTGGTTATATTTCTTCAACACATCCATTTCTTCAAATGTCAAATCTTTACCAACAGGAAAAGGTAAGTCTTCAATGTTATTTTCACGCATGTTGAATTCAAGCATCTTCAGACTTGTCATCTTCGCTTTGTTATCGAAGTGGTTTAGCTTAAAGAGGTCTATCTGCTTCACAATTCGATCAGACGTTTTTACAGTGTTGGCGAATTCACCCTTCATACTAGCAATTTGTTCCTCAGCAAACGTGTAAAACAATCGTGCACATTCCTCACCACATTTCGGAAGTTTGTGACGAATAGCAAGAATCTTATGAAGGATGGGATAATCCCAGTTAAGGTTGTTGAACCCTACCATGTAGTCATCTTCTTTTTCAAGATGGTCTACAAAAGCGAGAATTCTGTCAATTTGGTTCACACGAGCACTTACCTCAAAGACATTCTCAAACTTCTCATCCTCTCGAATGAGTGCTACGGTAAAAATATTTGGATAATTTTCCTCATCCATAATCCATTTGCTATTCATCACATTCCTTAATTAATAAATTCCTCTTCGTAGTTAAAGAGAGAATAGAAAGCTTTGCTATCGATTTCATCTTGCCATTTTAACGCAAGTTTCTTAGCAATACGTTCTTTATTTGACTTGTAAATGTTCTTAGCCAAATCAATATCTGTGAACAACCCCAAATAGTGTGATTTTCCATCTTCCCGAACTCTCACTTGATACTTTCCTGTGACCTTGTGAAACGATACACCTTTCGGTAAATCTCCACGACTTGCATCGGAACCAATCAAGAACTTATTTACCTCTTGAGGGAGAAATACACACTTGGTAGGACAGTAAAGTTTGTTAGATTTATGAAGCAAGTCCTTGTCCAATTGAAACTTTTGTGAGAAACCTACCTGAGTATTACACCACTCGGCAAAGTTCTGGAAATTGAGAAAATAGTCAGAAACCTCGCATCCTTTATATGTTGGACACTTGGTCTGGAATTTGTCATCATAACACCTCTCAAGCATTTTTGTCCACACATCATATTCTCTGCTCATTTCTGTTCTGGAAATTCTAGCAACATATTTACCTGCTAAATAAAATCCTTTTCCGTAAACCATCAGTTACTCCTATCCTCAACCAGCAAAACTTCCCATGTCGTAGGGTCGAGGCAGAACTCATCACATACCCCGAGGTTGCCGAATGGTCTATTCTTCAAAACGGTAAGTCGAGCATTACCCCGACTACGATCTGGCATCACTTGTCCCTCAAGACCTAGAATGATCCAAGACAGTGCTTCCAAGGCACTAGAACCTCGCATGTGGCTCTTATCTACCTTCACCCAGTATGCTTCTGTCTCAGCGTCTTTAGGAGGCTTGTTATCTGCAAATCCACCACGATTGATGTGACTGATTGCAATAATTGTCACCGGATTACTAGCGCAGAATGCTGCTAGCATTGTCATACACTTGTCAATCTCTTTACGCTCATCAATATCAGAACTTCCTGATGCTGTCACGAGGGTCAAATGATCGATGATGATTCGGTCGCACTTGCTGACAAGATGCATGTGCTTAATCTTCGGCATCAGTTCTTCAATTGACATGTGACCAAAATGAGAAAGGAAAACTGCTTTGTCATCATTGACAATGAAATCGTAAGCTTCTCGAATTGCTTCCTCAGATGCACAAGACAAAGGATCATTCTTGAAATTATTGAAATTCACCTTCAAATGGTGAGCAACCATACGCTGAAGAGTTTCTTTCTGAGTTTCCTCTAGGAAGATAAGTCCTACTCGTTCCCCTGCTGAGATAAAGTCAGCAGCAAAAGATGCTGTCACAGTTGATTTACCAACACCAACACCTGACGTCAATAGGATCAATTCCGATTTGCGAAAACCACGAATCTTGCTCATCAGTTTTGGGAAGCTTGGGCAATACAAACCCTCTTCTCGTTTTTTAATCAAATCCTCAAAAGTCACATCTGAAGCATAACTAATTTTCTCGGTGACAAATCGCTTAGTCCCGAACTGAAGCAGTTTGGCAAGCTCATTACTCTTACCATCTTGAAGATAATCACTACAATCTTTGTAACCATTTTCGTATGGCACAACATACAGATTATCTCCAACAAAAGCACCAGCAACTGCTTCTGTTGCCTCAAGTCCTTTCATGATACCTTTTAGTTTTTCAGCGGGAGTCGTAGAGTCTCCATCAAAAGCAAGAGTTATCTTTTCATGACCTTGAATAAAATCTTCGTTGTGTAGCATTGCTTCAACAGCATTTGCAGTACCCATCGAAATACTGACAACAAAAGGTTCCATACCGTCAAACTTGGTCCCTTTAACTTGGTCCTTCATTGCCTGAAAAGCTGCCATTGCATCGTGACATCCTTCGGTGACAAAGATGTTATTCTTTTTCCGATTTATTTTCTCAGCAACATCTTGACCAAACAGCTTATTGGAAATCGTCAGCGTACCAATAACTCCCCAGTGACCTTTTTCCGATTTGTGCTTTGTGACATCTTGCTTTTTGTAAGCAGTAAGAACACCTTTTTGGTCGTAATATGGAAAGTAAATTGCTTCAAGCTTTCCATTGTTGACGCATCCTTTGACACCAAACCGTTCACACGTTTCCTTGCGGATTCCACGATCAGGAATATCGACAAAAGGATACTTCTCAACATCTTTCATCGTTTCTTTAGGTACAAACTTACTACCTTCGTCTTCTTTTTCGCTCATATCATCCTTTTTCCAATATCCCATCAACCCTCCACAATCTTAGCCCACCGATCTGCAATGAAATCCTCCAAAGGATAATCATCACATTTATCCTTATACACGTTAGTATAAAGCCCACGCTGGTATTTAATGGCATCCTTGACAGTCATACGTGACAACACTTCCACCCACTCAGTAGGTTCGTCTCCGTATTGCCAAGGCTCAGACCACTCTAGGTATTTCATCATGTCCAGTCCTTCACAAACTGAAATGCTGTAAACAAACTGTCAGTCTCCAACACAAGATGATCCATATCACCGATTTTCTCGGTCACAATAAACCAGTCACCTTCCTGCTCAATTTCAAACTGTGCGTCATAACTGTCCATGATTCGTGCTGTGAAATTTTCATCATCAATTGCTACAAGCATATTTCTATAAGTAATAGCCATCACTTACCCTCCATCAATAACAGCAAGAACCCAATAAGAAATACATACCATGGGCTATCATTAGCACAACACACAGTAAACGCAAATAGGGCTACCATTATTTATTCCCATAATTACATTGCTCATTATACCTGATAAACTCCACACCAGCACTCCTAGCATCAGCCGTAATAGCCAACCTAGCAAGCTCTCGCGCCATCTCGTCAGGAGTATAGCTGTTGATGCCTTCCAATACAAGCTTCAGCTTCTTGGAGAAATAGTCTGTGTCTAGTCCGTGACGGTTAGTCATAACTCATCTCCAGAAGATCATAATCGTCAGTCAATTTATCCATAAGCTCATTGTAATACTTATCATCAAGAGTCTGTTTCAAAATTTTCTGATTACGTTCAAGCAAATGCATCTTAGCCAACTCCTTCTTAGCAAGCTTCAGATACTTCTTATGTTCTTCATCCTTGCCAGCGTGGAAGGCATTCTTGGAAATGTCTTTGAAGCTTTGATAAAAACTCTGAACACGACTGATATTGTCAGAATTAATTTGGATGAGGCTTTGTAGAATTCGACTATCCATTATACATTCCCTTTGCACAATTGTTTCAATGCTTGCTGAAGACGGACATAATTTTTCAATTGTGATCGAAGATTTTTCAACGTCTTGTGCCAATAATGCTCAGCATCCAAATATCCTTCGTAGTCACACATAGTCTTTCTATCACGTGCCACAGTAATATCTTCTTGTAGAATCTTGATAACCTGTTTATTAATTGCCAATTGCGATTGAATTGCGGCTAGATGTTTCATGTGTTCTCCAATACTTATTATTAATCAATACGAATGGTGCTGCCTTTGAACAAGCCGCTGCAAACAACACCCTCAACAGTTTGCCCACTCGGACCCTTGGCAGTGAATTTAGTCTTGAACGTGTCATCGTCAGAGCAACTAAACATTCCATATCCGCCAGTTTGGATATCTGTGTAGCCTGCTTTAGATAACACTTGTTGAGCCTTGTCAGGTTGTGAGCAAGCTGTCAGGGACAGAAGGATTGCGATTGGGATAAATTTGTTCATGTTGTTCTCCTAGTTGTATTCAATTATTTTACAGAGGTTTGTCAGAGTTGTCAAGCTTCTTCTCGTTCAGCAACTTCACAATGTTGTCTGCCAAATCCTTCTCATCTTGGTCTTTGACAGATGCGTTGTAGCGACCGTATTGTTGTTGCATCTTCCACTCAGCTACGTCTTCAAAAGTCTTGCCAGTATTCTGATTATGGTAACTGTAACCCCTACCCTTGTTCAGACCAATCGTGCTACTACGCTCACCTGCTTTCGTTACAGAGTACACCAAGTAATTCCCTTGACGAACACTATCAGCGTACCCTGCCACACAATGCCCCATAGCGTTCCCCTCGTCAGCAATGGAGAAAGCATTGTCAAGAAGGGTTGCTGTGTACTCGCCAACATTGAGAGATTTGACAGAAACGTCCTTCACAGAATCAAACAAGTCTCTAGAATATTTACGTGCTGTGATTTCCTTAGACATCCTGTCATGTTCTTCTTTCAAACGGCGGGGAGTCCATTTCATGTTAACTTTCTCACCAAGGCTCTCTGCCATACGCTCAGCATCCATGAAAATTCGTAGCTCTTTCTGAATCACGTCTTTCTTACCCCAATTCCCTCGTAGATTTAGCTTAACATACTGCAAAGAGTTTTTAGAATAGTATTGTTGTGACAAATACTCTAGCAAGCTTGTTGGTAGGTCTGTGCACAAGGTTTCCATCGCATTAACTTGACGCTGTGCAGCACGACTATCTTTTCCGTCAAGCACATTTTTTGGAATGCATTGTGAAATCTTCTTGTTCTTGTGCAAACTGTTATTAGCTAATACTTTCCAATTACTTTTAAGTAGTGCTCTCAATTCTTGTGGTGTACGGTTGAGAGTGTAAACCAGAGGTAATAGTGGGTACAAACCATCTTCGTAGACAGCTACGAGCTTGTCTTTCTTAGCATAGATTTCATCAAGTAGTGATGTATTCCATTTATTACCTGTCAGTTTCCGCCAAGGTCTGTGGTCAGATAGCTTCTGGTAAATCCCGTAAACAGGCACAATGAAAGCTTTGCGCTGTAGTGCTTGGAAATTCTTATAGAACACCGAAAGAGAGCAACCAAGAACATCACCAATTGCCTTATACCGTTGTTTCTGAGTGTACAAGTATTTGTAGGTGGGTTCGTCTTCAAAGTTGTACACATCAAGCGAATCATGTGTCTTCTTACGTTCTACAACTTTGTAATCCTTCATCTCTGCAATGCTCACACCATTACTGTCAAATATGTTGTAAGCAAATTGCAAAGCATTATCAAAGTTTGTGAACGAGCTAAACTCAGCCTTACCCACTGTGATGACGTTCTTCTCTTGGTTGTACTCGATCTTCATTACATTTCCTAATTAATGTGATGACCTATTGTAAATTCTTCTCAGGCTTGTGTCAATCGATTACAAGCCGAAGTCCCAAATAAACCATTCCAGCAACTATCGCAGTTGTCACCAAGCTCACCGTAACAACAAGCCATCCGTGCTTGTAAACAGCATGTGTTAGGAATAGGGCGAGAGGTGATGCTAGCAGAGTGTAGCCTAAGAGTTTCTTCATTTCCAAGTTTCCTCTGCGACAACAAACGTCTTGTTGACAGCTTCTGTAATGATGCGAGCGAGCCACACATGCTCCGCTTGAGTAACACCTTCTTCCAGACGGACTTCCAGATAATGAATCCAGCTTCGGATAGTACCATTGAAGTATGCACGAGACATCGTGTTACCTTCTGGTAAGATAACTCGTACACACTCTTTAGCCATCCCTCGTTCCAAACCTTCTTTGTACTTCTTGGACACAAGATCAATAATTTCTTGTTGAGACTCTTTCCACCATTGTTGCAACTCTTCATCTTCCGAAGCAATGCTGTTCTGGCGGTTCTTTGCGTCTTGTAGACGCGCTTCACGCAACACAAAGCAATCACCCAAGGCTGTCACATCTGCATAACGCTGGGAAAACTCTTGTGGCTTCAGGGAAGCATGGCGTAACAATTGACGCATGATGTCTCGTGGACATTCCACTTCTACCACAACGTTTGCCATATCCAGAGGACTCCAATGCTTATGCTTGCGGAGGTAATCAATAAGCTTCTGAGATGTGTCCATGTTCAGTTGATTAGTTGGATTAGATACACGTGCACAATAAGAAATCAAATCTTGTGCAGACTCAATACCTTCTACAACACCTTTAGTTACTGCAATTACTTTTGCTTTAAGCATTATTCTCTTCCTTATAATCTTCAACAGCCTGCTCAACCATGCGATCAACATAATCATCATGCAACGAGATAACTACGTCAGGGTCAGTCATAGGCTTACTAACCATCCCTCCAGTGATAGCATCAAATATCTTAGGGATATTGTTAATCAGCACAGAGAAATCACACAACTCTTTCTTCAATTGTTCTACGTCAATTGAGCCGTCTGGAAGAATAAGGATTTCTTTCCAGAAATTGTCCCAGCGTTCTTGTGGTTCGTAGATTTTAGTCATTAGATTTATCCTTCATAAAGACTTGCAAGTGCGCTACGTAGTTATCCCCGAACCACTCTGGTATTTTACTATAATTCACAGGCATGAACGACTCAGGGCATTCTTGACAATCCAAGTGAGTACCAAAATCTTGCTCACCAGAGTTGTCATACCAAGAAAGAAATTCTTCAGCTTGCTCTTTTGTGGCAAAGCCACTAAATACTAGATTGTACATATCAAATCTCCTTATTTGTCATTTACCGTGTCTGTCAGAATAACCTGCACCTTGTTCTTGCAACATTTTAAATTTTTCATCTCTAAGATCAATTGCCATTTGCCAAGCTACTGCTTCTCCGTATTTATTGTGGGAGAAGTTCTTAGTTCTGCGAGAGCCGTCTATATCGTACCACTGTGCTCGTGCATATAGCCTACCATGGATGCTGACTACAAATGCACCTGTAACTCCACTTTTGTTGGATGTCATTCGCTTTCTATTTCTCATGTTTTTAGCAGTACCTGACAATATTAAATTCTCCAACTTATTATTTAAACCGTCCCCATCTACATGATCTACAACATCAACCTCACATGCTTCTAAATTTTCTGCAAGCATTATTACAATTCTATGGCAGTGGTAATTTTTGTAGTTGTATGTGACTCTCCAGTATTTATCTTGGCAACCGGCAACAGAACCTTTTACAACACAGTGAAACTGGTTATACTTACCGCAGAATTTATCTATCTTCCACCGGATGCCAGAAGGACTAGTGCCGTCTAGGTAAAATACTTCCTTGGCTTCCGCAAGAGTCATACAAGGCTTCAACTCAAACTCTCGATGTAAGGATCGCAGTCTACACTAACCACTCTCTTGTTACAATGTCGAATATCTCCCTCAAGATCAACTGATACCAACTCTGCTTCATCAAAGTCTTCAGCTTCGATTACTACGCGATATTCACAAATCCATTTAGCCATAACGCTTCTCCCAATGTTGTGCCACACGTTGCTCCAACTCGTACACTCGCTCCACAATATCCTTGCCAATAATCTTCGTAAGCTCCTCTTTATTGTCTTGGAACATCTTAGCACGAATGTCTTTACCAGAGTAGAATTCTGTAACACTCTTAATACTAATGTCATCTTCTCGCAAGGAATCGTTCATGAAACGTTCCAGCCAATCTCGGCATTGTGTGCGAACGTTGAAATAGTTATCGTTTTCAATGTGTGGCAAATACTCAGAATAAATCTTTGACATAACAGCTTCCATAGCCTCAGCAGCTTGCTTCTCAAAGATTGCTTTAGTGTCTAGGAACACTTGTTCAATTGTCGTCATTATATCTCGCCTCCAGAATTCTGCTCGTCAAGCCACTCTTGCTTAATCATATCATAAAACCATTGCCGACTCTTGTAAATCAAACCGTCAGCCACTCGCACAACAGTGGGAACTGCACCTGTCATGGCTGCTGCGGGGTACACAACATACTTAGGAATAACCTTCCCAATTACTGTGATTGCATAAACACCATCCTCAGCAGCTTCCCAACCAAGAATAGGGTGCTCTGTAAAGGTTACAACTGGTGCCTCTTTATTCACTAGGACATTGAAAAATCCCGTGTTAGATTGAATTGTAGTCATTATACCTCCAAAGCTTCCACATCAGAAATATCACTAAAACCCTCCATGCTCTCCGTAAACATCTTCAAAGCCTCTGCTGCATCTTGTGCAGACTTGGCAAGGATGTTAAATTTGATTGCCACGGGATATTTGTCCAGAGACATTTCTTTCAGACGTTCGGATTGTTCTTGAGATTCTTTCAGCTTGCGTGCTTCCATGCGTTCTTCGAAATTCATTGGTCCATCTCCCCATTCATAATCTCTTCGTAAGCCTCTACAGCATACTCCCATCCATCCCAATTATCTACTCCAGCGTTCCGCAGACAATTTAGCAAAATAGAATCATCGTAGAGATTATCATATTCTGCAACAGTCATCGTTACAGTATCGTCACTAATTTCAATCATATTATTCTCCCTTAGTAACATCAGCCAAGACACTCAGAAAATACGGCGTAGCACATTCACCATAACTCTCAGCATCACTTTGCAACAATCGTGCAGCCTCATTCATAAACGCTTCAGGGTCTTCACGATAGCGACGATCCCATTCGGTCAGACATTTTTGAATCAATTCTTTGGTAGTATTTACTTTAGTCATTTGGTAACCCTCAATCATTAATAGAAATTTCATAATTTAAAAGTGCTTCATACAACTTGTCAGAGATTATTTCTTTATACTCTTCCGCGACCTCTTTTATATAACGTTCTTTGAAAGTTTTATAGGCCATAAATGCATCTCCTACATTAATATAATGCCCTAAGAATTTAGTTCTACCTTCAACTTGCATATTCGCGGAAAATACGTCATGGTTTTTATGCCAAGATACACCTAATGGGTACTTACCCCTTGACCCTCTACTTCTCTGAAATATTTTATTAATCTCAGAGGGGCACGCTACACAAGTTTCGACAGAGTAAATTTTATTATTTTTAACAAGTATGTCTTTGTCCAGTTGCCAGTCGTCCTCGGCGTGGTCAAACATCTTGAAGTAGTCTCTAGCAAAGTTCTGAAAATTTAACCAGTCATCATGAACCGTGCACCCAGCATAAGACACTGGTTGCGAACTGCTATAACATCTCCACATCATACCCTGCCAAACCCTGTAAACTCTAGTTTTATTATCACCTCCTGTTGTGTAGTCTCCTGAACCTATGCAACCTACACCAAAAACTGATAACTTTTCTGGATCGAAGTTTTTGCTCTTTCCTCTAGTCATACTAAATCCTATAATAAAATAAATGATCTTCAATCCTTACAGCAAACCTGCCATAGGACATCTTCTCATTATTGAAATAATACACACCTTTCCCCACTACAGGTGTCATTCTGCGCGCTCTAAAGAATATTGTCAAGGCTTCTTGCGAAGGCTTCCAATTTTGTTGCCTAGCCGACCAAGGGAAAGCAGAACTCTTCACAACCGCACAAATACTTTTCCTGTCATAGTGTGCACGATTCTCAATTACTTCTAGTACTGCCTTCTGTCCCCTTGCTGAACATCCAGAACACTCTCTGTACAATGCTGTTGCGAGACAATTTGTTGAACTTTCCTTTGCGTACACATTACCACAAAACAGCAAGCACAACAACCATTTCAAATCACGTCCTTCCAGATATTAACTTGCGGTGCCTTCATATGCTTCTCCATCAAAGCTTTGATATGATCTGTCCAGTATGCAAGAGCCTCTTCTGGAACGGGAATGAGTACGCTACCAACGTCATACATCAGGTAGGGTGGGCGAGTGCTGTTGTGAAGGTTGTCTTCAGTCATAACCACGACCAGCAGCATAACCATCATTGTATCCGCCATCGTAACTAGGAGCTTCATTAGCCTTGTAATACTGACTCTCCCAATAGTCTGCGTCACCTTCCAACGCTTTCACTTGACTCTCAAGCTGCTGAGTGTACGTGAAAAGAGCCTCGTAATGCGCTAACAGTTGCTCCCGTGTCAGCATCTTATATTCAATATTATTCATCTTTCCCTAGCTCCAAAATGTAATTAGAAATCACAGCATCAATTGTATCCCAGAATTCTGCATCAAACAATGGAAGTATGTCTGTCTTACCAAAATACATATGCTCTACAGTGAATTCTTCTTCAATCTTTGGAGAGAATCGTGTCTCCTCTTCCTCTGGATTGTATGTGTAGGTTATTTTACAAGGTAATGTAATTGTGTGAGTTGTCACTTCTCCTCCTTAAAGAGTGCACCAGATAAACAAGCTTGCATATACAAATCAGCACTGTGTTGCACAATCAACGGGTAATCTCTCTCCTTCATGTGGTAGGCTGTCCCTGCTTTCAAAGCTTCTTTGTTAATGTACTTCTTGTGCTGATGCTCAAAGTTGTCATACTCCTGCAACAACTTCTCACAAACGTAGTCGAAAGCGTCATCTGTCATTGGTGACGTGTGCATAATGTAATACGAAAAAGAGGCGAGCAGGTAATGATGTACTAGAGCACCGATAGGTAGTTTTTCTACTAAGTCTTTGGTAAGCATTTCTCCCTCTCCTGAAAAATCTCCCGATACACCAACGGTGCGCTCTCCTCCAACCTCTGGATAATAGCATATGTACAGAGTTCTCGAAGCTCTTTTAGTTCGTGTAGATTGAAACTTTCTATTCCATAATGTCTTACCTTGCCCCACAAGAACTCGGTCAATTTGTCATGGTCATCCATTATCACCCTCACTCGAAGTTGTGTAAAAGTATTTGTTGCCTACAAGAAATGTAGCTGGTACAGTCTTACAAATAAAACTCGTATCAATAGTATTATCTTTCATGAATTTATCAAAAATTGCTATATTTTCAAAGATACTTGGGCCGTCTGATACTTTTACTTTTGTGGCATCTTGCATATCAAATAAATGAGAATATTTGGCAAAAGCAGTGTGATATTCTTCTCCGTCGTATTCCTCTTCAAGCCCCATCAAATCTTCACGAGCTTCCCATACAGCTTCATCATATGGTGATTCGTACACTGGTCCATAATCATTTGTGCCAAAACCAACAATGTTAGCATTTGCCCATTTCGGATAATCTTGTTTATTTTGCATACCATTTGCCTTCAAAATAATTTAACATGTTTTCTCCTATGTGAAGCCTACATGATAGGCTCACTTCGTTCGTCTGTCAACACATTTCTCAGAACTGTCACCACAAATGTTTAGACGTAAAAAAGCCCCGCCAAGCATGAGCAAGGAAGGGCTTCTGTTGATGCTACGTGTTATACAACCATTGCAGTCAGGCCCAGCGCTGCCATACGCTTGCCACCACCCACTGTTTCGTGGATACCGTCGTACGTGTTGTAGTTGAAGCCAAAGTACGTGTTGAATGTTCCTGCTGTTGTTACTGGCTTGATTGCGCCGGTGCCGCCCAGCGCATGACAAGTGGTAGCATTGATGTACTTGAGATAGAACAAGAAATCAGCACCGGCATCAGCACCAATAATTGAACAGAACAGACCATCATCAGCAGGAGTGAATGTGCCTGTGATGACTTCACTGCCCGCTACAGTAGTGACGTTCTGTGCACGCGCAGTGGAAGCCACTGCCCACTTATCCAAAGCCACACCTTCGAATGTTGCAGCTTGGTCAAACACTTTCGTGTACATTTGACCAACTTGACCCATACGATACGAATTCAACGAGCGGCGGGCGGGGCTGAACACATTGCCTGTTTGCGCGGACTCGATATAGTAACGATTGGTCGAATCAGTTGTGGTTGGAGGGACAGTCACACCATAGTACGGATTAACTGCTGTACCCGCAACGTTCGTCTTGATTTGCGCATCAAGCGCGATCAGGGCATTAGCATCCGATGCTGCTGGATAGTCGTTCGTTCCCATAGCATTCATAAAGCCTGTGCAGTATTGCAGGGCGGTATTTTTACGCTTGGTGCCGTGTTCGCCACTAGCCCACTGAATCGCCTTGTCCCCGTTCATACTGGCATTGATATATGCAATCTTGCCGTTCAGGAAGCGGCATGCTGCACCGGCCTGAAGTGTCTCGTCGTTGACGAAGTCCTGCGATCCACCAGCCGAGCGCGAGTCACCCATGATAAACACCGATTTGCAAGTGCTCATACCGAGGATGAACGTTGGCATAACTGCATATTGCGCCTGCACGTTAGTACCGAAGTCGTTTACGCGAGCGTTCCATGTGGCAGCACTATCGGTATACGGCTTGGTCAGCACATTCGTTGTGGACTGTTGTGCGAACAGTTCGTAGGTGCTGCCGTACGTGCGGCCCGAACCCATCTTGCAGTAGGGGAAGCGAGCACCTGTGCAGTTGAACGCCCCTTTGATCTTGAAGCGTGATCCTTTGGGAATGGTAAAGCCCAGCGGCTGCAACCCAGTGCGAACAACACCGCCCGGAGCACCAGTAGCACTAGTAGTCAGCGTGACCTGCGTACCCGATGCAACAGGGAATTCGACTACAAGGGACATTTCCACATTACCGATGTCGGTGGTGGTTTCGTCTTGTGTGGTGAACAGCGCGTAACCGATGTCGAGCGCGGTCAAATCATCCATTGCAGTGTGCACCGAGCTAAACAGCGCTTTGGTCTGTGTAGCAACGTCTGTTGGGAAGAACGAACGGTCTGCCACTTGTCGCAATGTAGCAACCTCTCCAGCAGCAACAGGAGTAGCACTGTTAGAGGTTGCAGAAGCAGGACCGTAGCCAATGCTATTAAGCGCTTGCACAACTACCGTGAATGCATTACCATTAGTACCCGGAACATCAATAGATGTAGCGTTAGCAGCGGCTGTAACAATTTGACCATTCGAAGCCGTTACTTTGTAGCCAGTGATAGCTGCACCACCGTTACTTGCTGGGGCTGTCCAGTTTGCTGTAGCCTTACTATTACCTGCTACCAAGGAACCGATAGTAGGTGCGCCCGGAACAGTGATAGGTGTGGCTTCTGCGGAACCTGTAACACCGCCGATGGCTGCGTAGACTGGGTTTGTTGGAGTGAAGCTAATAACCTTGTTCAGATCGGCCAAAACTTGCGTATACTGGAGGGACGTTGCACCAGAAATAGCAACACCGTCACGCTTCCAGACACCAGCAGTAAATGTATAACCCGGAGAAGGTGCTGCTGTCAGAACTTGGCCGACACGGTAAGTGCCAGAAATAGTTGCTTGAGCACCACCCAAACCTGCGATAATCAGAGCGCCAGTTGCAACATCCACTGGAATCATGTTAGGATTAAGCTGACCAACAATAACTGTATCATTCGACCCGGCTTTCGCAACTATCTCGCCGGCATTATTCACAGGGAAGCCAAATACTTCGCTAATTGGATCAATTGCCATATTTATTATTCTTTCAATTTAATTAAATTTTCTCAGGATTGAGAAGAGGGGCTGTGCACAGCCAGAGAGAATTACGCAGAGGTGTTGGGCGTAATTGTAGAAATTCTATTCTATCACAAATCCGTGAGGTGTCAATAGCAAACAATTCTCACAAAATTCTTGACAGTGCACAATTCAGGCGTACAATGATCTTACACACAGAATTCTCACAAATCTTGGAGGAGTTATGAAGCTTGTAAATGTTATAATGATTGTTTGCACTGTTATAGTGCTCTTGCTAGTTGTCTGCTATGTTCCTCCTAAAATTGTGATAGAAGGTTTACTTGTAGCAACTTTGGTAGTTGCTGTATATTTGTTGTTTGATATTATGTATTTGATTATTAAAGGAGAGAAAAATGATAGTTTTTGAGCGTGAAAGCGGGATGGATAAATTTGTTGTGTCCTATTACCCCGGAATGGTAGAGTTAGTTGTTATGGATGTGTGGCACGATGTTTCCACAACTTTCAACGTTAGCATGAAAGACTGGCGTGCAATGAACACATCAATCGAAGCAGCACACAATGGAGAGAATAATGAGGGATGAAGAAGATCATTTGCTGGCAGAGTTTAAATTGTACGTGGATCAACATCGAACAAATCTTGCCAGTGATTGCCCGAGCAAAGACGATGTGTTGGTAATTTTCGTGTCGGAGTATTTGAACGCACAGAGGAAAATGATTTCTGAGTTGAGCTTCAAGCTTGATATCGCAGAGAGCAGGTTGGCTATTTTTAATAATCTTAAATCGTTGGGAGTTGTGGATGAGTGATAAATGGATTGAGAATACTACTGGTGTATGCCCTGTAGCAGAAGGAACTCTTGTTGATATTATGTACAGGTGCGGAGAAGAGTATTTTGCTGTTCCTGCGCTAAATTATACGAATGATATACCAGACACCAGTGAGTGTTTTTGGGAAAATGACTTGTGTGACTATGACATTACTCACTGGCGCTTGCACAAACCTGAAATGACACTTGAAGATGCCTTTGACGAGCCTGACAGCGTTCATTGGACAGAAACTATCGAATACCTTGATTTCACTCATGTGAAATATAAATATCCTACAACCAAAGAAATCACTGTAACTAAGAAATCTACCGAATCTCTTGTCTCTGACAACTTCAACAATTTGTCTGGCAAACAAATTACAGAACAAGAAGTTGTACAAATTGTAAACCTCTTCAACCTGCTTAAAGAAATGGAAAAATAATGGCTGCTTACGACAATAAAACTTTGTTTGGTAATTTCTACAAACCCTTCATCTCCTACTCCCCTTGGAACTCTAGGCCAATCAATCCTCAGTTTGGCAGCTTTGTAATTCCAAAAGATAGCTATTATCCAAGCATCGGTGAAGGTGCATATTCAACTGGCGTTTTTGAAGCTGTAGAGAGCGACCCTCCTATGACATTCTACCCTCTACCCGGATGGAAAGGTATTAATGACCCTGATTCAGAGGTTGATAAACCTTCTGTCACTATTCCTCACTGGCCTGCTAGTGCTGTCCCTTCTACTAGTGGTGACGGCCATTGTGATGTTGTTGACTCAACCACCGGCATTATCCACTCTTTCTGGTGCTTGAAGAAAGTAGATAGTGAGTGGGTGTGTGCTCAATACGCTTGGTCGCATATCACTGGCACAGGCTGGGGCAATCCTGCCCACCATTATCAAGGTGCACGTGCTGCGGCGGTCCCTCCTATTGGGGGATTGATTCGCAAACATGAAGTAAATGACAAGAAAGCTAATTATGAGCATGCTCTTTCCATGTCCCTCACTTTCAGCGGACTGGGACATCATCCAGCGTACATCTACCCTGCCACTTCAGCAGATCAATATGCAGATTCGGTGAATTTCGGGGGCATTCCTGAAGGCGCTCTGCTTATGCTACCTCCGAGTTTTGACACGAGTAAGCTGTGCACACATCAATTGCGTAAGATTGCTAACACATTAAAGAAGTATGGTGCTTATGTTATTGACCAGAATTCAGGTACACCTTTTTCCATTTATGTAGAAAATGGTAGCGGCTTTAATATCATGGGAACCGCAAAAGGTGGTTGGAATCAAGCTGTGGCAGACGATATGGACACTATCCGTGAAGCTTTGCGTATGGTGACTGGTGCTGAGAAGTGGGTAGCTGGCTCTATCAACGGAGTGGAAGCACCAGTGCCTCCTAAAGTGGCGCAGAATGTCTTGTCTATGCGCGGGCCGTGGCGGCTTGAAAGTGAGACTGATTATAGGTCTGTGAATGCTGGAGGTGCTTTCTACGACACATGGGAGCAGTGTTTGAAGTTCCCTGCTTCTAAAACACCAATTAAATTGATTAACAGCGGTAGTCGAGGTATTAGTAAAGTTACTTGGGCAGAACTTAAATCTGGTGATAAAGTCGAGCTTAAGGTTACAGCAACTGGTGGTGCTAAAGTTTGTCTGTCTGTGTGGGGGTGGGTGAAAGGGAAGAATCAAGAAGTTGTCAACACTGGTAAGCTTGGTAATGGTCAAACTTCTACGTTTGTCTTGCCAGATGGTTGGTGGTCTACATTCTATGCAGAGAGTGGTGCTGAAGGTATTGAATCCACTGTGTTTGCTACTTTGATTAAGCAAGGGTGATTGATATGCGAATTGAATTCAATAACTACGAAGCTGCTAAGAAATTTTACTATAAGCTTCAAGAAGATGGTATGAAACTTGAAATGGTAGGAGAAAATTATACCGTGATGAGTTTGAGCTTATCTGTACAACACTCCATGTATTGCGCTGTGGAGCTTACGTTAGTGCATACTCCTAAGCGTGTTGAACCTACTTGGAGTTTTGGTGAAGATATGTTGAAAGACCTTCGACAGAAGAATTCAAGTCTGTTGAAATTCACAGAGAAAGCCATTGCGCTGTATGTTTCTAGCGGTGATGCTGAAAAGTATTTGGCTAAGTACAATCGTGATGGCACCGTTAGGTAAACTGAGAAATAGGATTAGCGTTTCAGATTGAATTCCAGATTTTCCAGAAACTCTACCAGAAATTTACATTTATTCTTGTGGGAGATTTTCTGGGAGTCTGGGAGTAAGGAGTAGTTGACAAGCCTGTTTATTTCTCTCAGGAAACGGGCTGTGTTTTTATACAGGCAATGCACAGCATTGTCCCTGAGAATATTTCTCAAAATAAATTAAGGAATCAAAATGACTATCTTAACAAGTATCGTCCTCGTCTACTTAGTGTCAACTACTCCGATTGTCCATGTTCGGTTTGTCGATAAGCTCAGTGATTTGCCTGTGTGTTTAGAAATAATCGCCAAGGTGGCAGAAGGTGAAAAGAACGAGCCTCTGGAAGAACAGATTTCCCCTCGTTTGCGGTGTATGGCTGCATCATATGATTACAATCCTGACGGTGATGGGCCTAGTAAGCCTGTCAATGGTCCTGTGGAGCGTGTAGAGCCTTCATGTAAGAACCCTGTTACTCGTGCTGAAGTGAAGTGCAAGGATGCTGGTTACAATCCTCTGCCAACTAGAACAGAGTAGCACAGATAGGAGGGTTCAAGGTAATCCACATGAAATAAACCTACCCAACAGCACCGTTCTATGCTATGGTTTGTTCATGGTAAAATGGCGATGATTCAACGAAATTTTTTACATGTTCAAAAAGATTTCCTAAAGTTGTCTCGGTTATAAAACCTGTAACATTGATCGAAGCTAAGGGAAAGTTTTGTTTCACTAGATACTCTGTTTCTTGTGCAGATACGCCGCTCATGTGATATAATGACTCATCAATTATTTCATAGCCTTTTTCACAGAGATAGCGGACATGTTCTTTTCGTCGGGTGGTGTAGTTATTTGAGATACCATAACCAGTGAAGACTTGACCGCTATCATGTTCTATTTTCAACACGTAAACTAGTGCAGGTTTCTCAGTCTTAAATCCACCGGGAGAGCACTCTCTGCAATACCTGCCTTGAAGTACACTTGTCCTGTTCTTGTCAAACTCTCCATGTAGATCACAACGGAATTTGTACAACATCTTTCCATCAACTTTGTGACTGTGCAAGTAAGTGTAAGGAGTGTCTTTTGATAAATTTCTCACTCTTAGTTCTTCTTGTACTTCTGTTAGTTGATGATTTCTCGCACATCTACAGGGTCTAGCCCCTTTGAGTAAGACACCACTTTGTGCGCTAAACAACCCATTGCAAGTACCAGCTTTAGAGTAATCATCTTCAGCACATATGGGGCAAAACATTAAGCTGTGTTTCTTATTGCCAAAGTCCTTAAAAAATTTAGTGCCTACAGGGAACATTGTTCCAACAAGGTTGTTTAGTCTTTCTACAGTACGATTGGCTGCGTAACATCTGAGGCTTTCCCAATCGTAATCTGGATTCAATAAATTCTTCCCTGTCACTATTTTTACACAGCAGTTGTGTAACTTGTCGAACACTCGCAACCTGAACGATCCGCAATGGTGGATAAGCTCAAAATTATTGTCTTCCAAGAGTTTTTGGATATCTTCGAGTGTTTGTAGTTCCTCTGCTGCTCTTTGGTTGCTTCTACAGTCACAGAAATTCCCTTTCCCTATCAGCCGCTTAGTTGCAGTGAAGAGGGCATCTCCAATGAGATTAGGCTGTGCAGCACACTTGAGGCATCTGACTCTATAGATCAACTGCCCGTGAGACTTCTCACCTGTCCACTCCAAAATTTCGTACTTACCTTCCTGCAACGTCCCAATGTACTCGTCAATCATAGTGCTCGTACTCTCTCTAGCATCTCCTCTAGTATGTTGGCTACCTGCGCTCTGTAGTCAGACTCGCTGGAAGGGGTCAATGTCAACTTACCCTTATGCACACCCTTTAAGTTAGCTGCACACCACGCCTTACTGATACCTAGCTTGTGGGCTATCTGTGGGTACGTGTGTCCCGCTTCTCGTAGTTCGATAGCCTTTTGTAGATCAATCATGGTAACTCCTATATCTCAAAGAACTATTATAGCACAAAAGATGCTATTTGTCAACACTTTTCTTACAGTTTTTACAAGTAAAGGGCCTTTTTTCAAAATATTTTGAGAATTTCACTGTTTTGTTGTTGACATCTGTCTTGGTTATGTTATGCTTCTTCACATGGCAGCGAGACAACCAAACAAACGTTGCTCTAGCCACCCACTAACGGGAACTTAAAATGAAACTTCTCTCTAAACTTAAAGGAATACTCAAAATGATGAATGCTACCGCCCAAAACACCGCTAACGCTTCGATCAACCCAGCACTGCTGAACAGCCTGCCAGTGGTTCTCCGTAAAGGTCCAGATGGTAAATTCTGCGCATTCTTTGTCAACAGCCTGAACGTGAGCCGCAAGTCTGTTGAAATGTGGGCTGAAGGTAGTGGTAAACGCACTCATGTCACTAGCTTGGAATTCTACAACTCGTGCACTCGACTGAACGATGAAGAGAAAGCACGTGCTGCTGAACAGTTTGCACAAGAGTATGATGTCAAGTACGGCCTGAAACTTCGTGACCGGTTGTCGAAAAGCTTCGCAGATCATAAAACGGCAGTGGCTAAAAATGTCAATGACACGTTCCGCCGCGCTGCCGATACCCAACCAGCCGTAGAAGTTCAACCTGTCGAAGCACCAAAGAAAGAGTGGAACAAAGATGAATACATGGTAAAACTGCAAGCTGCACTCACCATCTCTATGACCGCTGCAATCAATGCTGCCTTCGCTGCTGTAAATAGCGAAGACATGTAATGTCTCATGTTAGCAACAGGCAATTTTTTGCTTGACCGTAACACTGCAAGGGCCGATACTGCTGACTTAATGTTTGGTGGCATTGGCCCTTTAACTTGTTAGCTAGGAGACGTACTATGCCAAAATGTAATGAACAAGATGTTAAGATTATTGGCCGAACAACCCTGTATCGAATAGAGTATTTAGGGGGTGAGGGGCTTTACCACGAGATGAATAGTGTTGTTGCACCGTACGTTGTTTTTGGTGGGGACGAGCCTGATATGCATCCCGGCCCCGCAGGTAACGAACACTTGATGAAAGAGATAGCCATTCGTGGTAAAACGTTGACGGATTATTTTTTCGCGTTCGCAAATGTAAGTGATTTGCTAGCTTGGGTGCCATATCGAGATTGGATGGTGGAGCTACATGACTTTGGGTTAATGCTTGCCGTGTACGAGTGTGACCAACTAGACGTTATCCATACATACCGACAGAGTGTCTTTTGCGGATTCTACGGAAAACTACAATATAGTTTGATTGACTACTTTAATCTCCCTGAAAAGATATCATGATATTATTATGGAGGCTCACCAAATAGGTGCAGCCTCTTTCTTTTTATCAAAATGTATCAAACACCAACACAAAATCCTTGACAGCAACCTTTCCCAGCGGTATTATAGGCTTTTATTCAACTTGGCCCAACAAATGCCGTCTAACATGTATTGCATCATAGTGAAATTCACAAATCCTCTGGAAAAGGACTACTTCTATGTCACCGCTCCGACAGCCATAGAAGCTCTGCATCAGCTTCAGACAGCCTTGGACGTGCCTACGCTTCACAGAATCAAAAGTGTCTTGGTGGAGGTGTATGACACCACTGCGGGATGCTTCGTGTTAATGCCTAACCACCGAACCTGTGCAGCCTTTGTCGAGTATGTTCATACGATGACCTAAATTCTTCACAAAACTCTTGCACTGTTGTGAGAGTTGTCCTAAAATAGATTCACTACCTCACAACAAGGAAACGAAATGCCAACTATTAAATTGCACCTATCTATTGGATATCCAACTGCTGTACGGACGGATATAGAAGAAATTGATGACGACCTGTGGGAGAACCTCAACGCGAAAGAGCGTGAAAAGCTGCTTGACGAAATTGCAGAAGAATGGGCTGCAAATTATATTGAATTCAGTGTACAAGTGGAAGAACCAAATGACTAACCGAATCATCCCAAGTTTCATCCAAGAACTTTTGGAAGCTGGCGTAAATGTAGCGCTCACTAAAGATTCTTTCATCGTTGATGGCTTCTACAAAAGTGGTAGTGTGGAAATCACATGCTTTGGCGAAAGTAACTGGTGTGCTGTGGCTAGATATCAACAGAAAACGGATATTGAAGATATTAAAGATATCGTAGCTTTGAATTATGAATGGTGGCAAAACAGCAAAGAGCGCTTCGAAGGATGGAGCCAACCTGACAGTCGCTGGGTAGATTTGCTGTTGAAATATGAATACATCACTGCTGAAGTAGTTCCATCGAAAACTGTTTATAAATAAAGGAGAGCTAAATGACCACCGCAGAACGAATTGTAGAAGCACTGGAAGAAATGCATGAAGCAGCTAAAGAAAATGCGAGTGCTTACGCAGAGGCACAAGATATCTGGTATGCCAAAGGGATTCAAGCCGCGCTCTCTAAAGCTCAATCTATTGCAGAAGGATTTTAAAATGAGTCCTTACACCTTCCCAGAGCACCTTGGTTACAACTCGCTAAAGTCCCTAGTAGAATCCCTGCCACATGCCTATCAAACGCCTCACAGCCGTAAGCATTACACGATTGAAGGTTTTACAGATGACTTCGGCAGCATTGTAATTCCCGGAAAGATGAACAATGATTCATTCCAGAGTCGCCACTTTTATTTTAAGGAATAACATGAGCCACGATAAAGCCCTCTCCCTATTCTTTAGCATTCATGTGCCAGAGTCCCTCACGAAAGCGAATGCAGAGAAATTGATTGCTGCCTTAAAAATCCTCGGTGAGCGTTTTTAGAATAATTTCCCTTATGAACTTGTTCCATACTGAAAGAATATATGAAAATCGAATATAAAATTGTAAATGCTTTGAGAGAACTCCTACATGCTGCTGAGCTTGAAGGCGAGGAATGGGATTATATCTCAGGTTTGCAAGCCGCATATGACACAGCCTCTCAGATCGCGGACGGTTTCCAATGAACACATTCCACCCCGGCGACAAAGTAATCTACACAAAAGAGCTATCAGGCCCTGTAGACGGCCTCACACTTGGTAATGAGTATGTTGTGGAAACTCTTGCAGGAGATGGTTGTCTAGTGTTGGAAGGTATGCCTAAGTGGCAATGCTGGCAATTTGAGCGCTTCACATTGAAGGAGATTGTATGAATTACGACATTACCCAAATTGAACTAGATTACTGGCACGCTAACGACGTTTCTGCTGAAGTGTTTGACGATGGCTGCTGCGCGTGGATTCGCAACAGATTTGGTGATTTACCTTGTATTGTACACAATGACGACTATACTTTCAATATTATGAAAGACATGCAAATTAGCGTACACTTCTACGAGAAATACGTTACAGCAATGGCTCGTGACGGAATCACTCCTGTGTGCGTTTATTATGCTGACAAAGGATATCTGTCTAATCGTGAGTTGGTGAATCTTGCCATCGTTCTTGCAGCAACTGAGAAATTGAAGGCTGACAAATGAACAACAAACAAATCGCACTAATGATGCTAGACTCAATGATTCTTGGTATCCAATCTGGTAGTAGCATTCCTATTCAGCTTTCCGAGCTTACCACCTTGAAGCTTCTTTTGACGGCTGGAGAGTCGGCTAGTAAATCTGATAAGATTCCTCCACCACCTCCAGAACCTCCTGCAACGCGTGTTGTGAGAGATGATAGGAAGCCTTGATAATTCTTGACATTCTTAACATTGTAGGTTATTCTTGATGCATACAAATTAATTGGAGAGAATTATGAATGATTTTGATAAGGCTACGCAAGCGGATGCTAAGGATATTGCACGTGATGCTTTGCGAGGGTTGCACATGATGGGGACTGAATGTGGTGTGCAATTTACAATTGAGAGTCAGCGTCAAATGCATAAAGCATTGCTGGAAATTCATGGTCCATTACTTTGGGTAGCCGGTGACTCCATCAGAAACGAGCACGGGTTCTTTGTTTCTCCAAATGGGCGCGGATTCACAGAGCAAGAAATAGAGCTAGTCATGAATGGCACTTACGTATCCGCCACACCAGCGGCATCGGTGGATAGCGACGAGTTTCGCGACGTGCTTCGCAACTATGGCGAGACAGTGTTCTGCTCGACGCAGGTTATTCAGTATGTCGACGCCCACACAGCGCGAGCCGTGGCGGCAGCGCGTGAGGAAGTGGCCGCGCACCAGCAAAACCATATCGAAGAACTGAAGGCGCAGAAGGCCGGAACCGAGACCATGTTTTACCAGATGAAGGCTGAGCGCGACGGAGCTCTTGCAGCCGCCACACAGCAGCATGCGCAAGTGGCGCTGAGCGGGATCAAACGTTATGTCTGTGATCTTCGCGACTCCGATTCCTTTGGCATGCGCGACGATCCGCAGGGCGCTTGGGTGCATCTAGAGGAGGTAATTTCCATCCTCGCCGCCAGCCATCAGCCAGCCGCAGCACCAGCGCAGCCAGAGGTGAAAGGCCGTTGCACGTTGCAAGAGCATTGCCGCTGCCTGGGCGACGACCCCCAAGAACCTGACGTGCGCGCAATCTGCGCCAACTGGATGACAAGGACCATAGCATGACCACCAATACCGAAGTACAGCAGGGCGGGGAGTTGCCGCAGGATGAGCGGGCGGTAATTTCGACCATCTTACGCGACGTTTGCGAACTGGAATATAACGACGACTTTGACGAAAAGGAAATGCTTGCGGTCACTACGTCCGACCTGACGCTGATAATTACCCGCGCCCTCGCCCAGCGCGCCGCCGGCGTACCGGGAAGAATCCTTATGGCAGATGGCAGCGGGCGCACCTCTCTGAAGTGTTATTCCACTGAAGAATTCATCGAGTTCTGGGATAGAAAAGGAATGGACGATTTGATTGCATTGTTCTTCCATTTCCAAGAGGAGTTCAGTGATGCAAAAGAACTCTTGAGGTTGGTTCAAGACGCCTGTGCGTCAGACGCTGACCTAGATAACATATACGCATCAGTTAATGCGCTTCCGCACTTCTACCGAGATGGTATCGAGAACGGAGGTTACATACTTGCCACGGATGCTATTCGACTTCTTCTTGCAGCGAATTCTGCCGAACCACAGCCAACGGAGAAGCCATAATGTTCTGCTGGCATAAATGGATTGTTGCCCAATAGGCCGATTTAAATGACTTACAAGAAACCAATCCCAATGTGTGAAATAAGTAGTATTCTACATGAAGTAATGGAAATTGCTGTCTCAAATGGTGCAAACAGTATTAGTATGCCTGATGAATACGTTGCTGTTACCCACTTTTTGTGCTATCCTGAAGAATACTGCATACCGGAGATGAAATGAATATTACACGTAAAGAAGAACTACAACAGCAAATCAAACATATTGCTGATGAAATGGATAGCTTGGAGGAAGAATTGCAAGACTATCAGGAACAGATTAATAAGTTGTACGCAGAGTATGATAATTTTGTTGAGGAATTGCCATGAAACTATTCCTAGTAGAGTACTGTAATGGTGCAGAATATGACGATTGGTGTCAATACTTTGTAGGCGTATATACCACGTACGACCTTGCACAAGAAGCTTCGAAGATCGCTATTGTGAAGCATGGAGCCAAGAATGGGCGTGCTTATTGTGATATTTGTGAGATTATTGTAGATAAAATGCCGGAGAAAGGTAAATAATGTGGATTCTAACTGACGAGCATAATCAATACGACCAATACGGTGAATACTTTTTAGCAGCTTGGCTAAAAAGCCTACGTGGTACCAACTCAAAAACACTCTGTCTAAATACAACGACAATTATCATATTGATGAATTAACAAAGCATGTCATGTATGGAGGTGGTCGTAGGAATGATGAGGATCATTGGTATATTCTTTTTGAATATGAAGAATAACAACAAGCCACTTTCGGGTGGCTTTTTCACATCTAGAAGAATGTTGTCTCAGAGTGAAACGTCTTTTCGAAACTGAAAAGCCTTGGCCGATTTGCCTATATCTCACCGAATCTTGGAGGGTCGTTTTGTATTTTGACCATATTATCTATGGTTTGAGGGCATGCAGAATTACCCAGAATGTTACCAGAATACAAGTTTCTAGACAACAATTGTCAGTTTGACATCGAAAAAGCATTCGGGCAGGATTGGATTAGCTTACCATCTCCGATGCAAGTGAATATATTATTGCAGACTTTCGGCAATCTGTAAAGCACTTTCTACAAAATACAACAACTCTAGCCTTTTTCGCTAGCTGTTCGCCTTGTGCCACTCGGAGGATGACGGCTTGAGAACTACTTTATATAGTGTCCGCACCGATTGCTATCTCGTATCTGACATGTTCTTAGCCAATCTGAAATTAGACTGAAAAGTTCTTGACGGTTGGATTATGGCTTGCTATAGTTTGTCTGTCGAAACGAACTACAGGGAAGAAAATCATGGAACTTATCAAACAAGCTCTGCAACAATACGGCGCGACTCTTACAGACGTGAATTTTATCGCTCGCAATGACAAAGTGATGTATGTGCAAGTTGTCATCAAAGGTAAGCGCCTCCGCTTTGAAGGTCATGGAAAGTTGCTTGCTAGCGGGCCTGTTACGGCTAAGTTTGTAGAATCCTTTGTAGAACAATTTTGGTTTTGGGAGAAAAATTGATTGACAAGGCCAGTTAGAAGATTTAAGATAGCTCTATTGAAACGCAACTAACAGGAAATATCATGGCAAAGCTTACAGCAGCACAAGAACGCAGCATCGAAACTGTACTGTACCACCTGAAGCGCGCTAACAGCTACCTGTTGCAAGAGAACGTATTCTTAGGCGTTCGTAAGCATATGGCGACCACTACACTAGACTATAGCAATGTCATCGGCAGAGCCGTTACAGCGGTTGATAAAGAGATAGGAAGCGATATTGCTGGCCTGAGTATGGCAATTCAATATCTTGAAAACTTCGCAAAGATGAACAGCAAGGATTACAAGCCGGGGCAAAACGAATAATCAAAGCTAAATCATTGCTAGAAACGTAGCTAGATAATCATGAACAACTACAGCCACCTAGACGCATTAAATCTAAACCTCTCTAACGAGCGCACACGGCTAACTAATGCAAAGTCCTCTCAAGAGAAAGAGCTCCGTACAGTGTGGGTAAATCAGCTTGAAAAAGAAATTGCAGCAGAACGGAAATTCTTAGGAATTGCTGATAGCACAATAGAGAGTATTTCCGATGAAGAATTATTTAAGGAGCTTGGATTATGAAAACTAAAAATGTTGGTTATGCTTATGCATCATCGCCACTGGCAAAACACATGAAAATGTATCACACTGGCTGCTGGTTTTTGGGAATTTATGACGACTCTGAGCCAATGAAGGAAAAAGATGTAGTGTTTACCAGTGTGTCGCAATTGGCTGTACACGAAGAAGCAAAGAAATATGATTTTCCTTCAGGTAAATACTCTATGGAATTGGTGCAAGCATGATTATCGGACAATATACAATTCGCCAATCAAACGCCAGCCGACACTATCAATCTAGTGTGAAAATTATTCGGCAGGGATGTGTGATTGCTCAGGTACGCTCGGACACTGGTAATCTGATGAACCATATTCGCAAGTTCTACCATTGCGACGAGCGTGCGGAACTTGTGCGGCAACTAGCGCTAGCTAAGACTCCGCAAGCTGACATTGAAATGCTGTTGCAAATTGATCCAAAATAAATGTAAATAGTTCTTGCACTGAGTCAGAAAATCGCAGATAACAGAATCACTGAAGCAAACAACCTCTTGGAGAAATAAAATGCAAGCATTCAATATCAAACTGGGCCGTAAAATCATTGACCGTGTGTTCTACAATGAAGGCTTCACCGTGGAAGATGTTAAGCAAGCTTTGGTAAGCCATGACGGATACGATGCGAATATTGTTGTAACCAAAGTGCGTCGTGTCTTGAAAGATGAATTTGAAATTCAAGGTAATTACGGACATGGTTGGGACGTTGAATGCACCGAAGAAACGCGCAAGGAAGCTAATCAGCGCCTGAAGGAATACCGCGAGAATGCTGGAACGATTGGGAGTCATCGTATTGTGCATAAACGTGTACCAGTGTAAATAAATCTGGACAATTCTTGGAATAGCTGCAATAATAGACTCACTTGAACACAACCAGATACAGAAAGCACAAAATGAACATGACCAAAACCCAAGCTAGTAAAATCATCAACACTCTGTTTGCAGCTATTCCAGACATCTATCAAGGCTTTGGCCTGATTCGTGATAACTTGGAGCGTCTGGAAAAGGAAGCCGAAAAGAAACATCGCAGTGGTCGCCCTAGTGTTGATGGCTTCAGCGTTAGTCAAGCTGCTAAGTATTTCACTGTGAAACATCTGTTTGATGGCAAATCCTCCACTTACACGATTGAAAGTATGATCGATATTCGTCACGAAGCTTTGCTTGGTCAAGCTTATGCAACGCGCTATCGTGCAGAACTGGCACAGTGGTTTGAATTGGTCGAGCAAAGCAATTTCAAAGATGTTGATTATGCTGAGTTGATGAAATAAAACAACAGTAGTTTCTACGCAACAGTAAATAAATCTTGCACATTCTAGTTGTCAGTATTCTTAGAACTTCTCTTGCGCTGCGCTTAAGAGTGTGCAATAATATGTTTATTGGAAGTTCAACGAGTCGACAGGAGAATAAAATGTCTATCAACAATGAAACTAAATTCTGGCTGGATCAACGCGAAGCAGGGCATATTAATTGCTCTGAGCAAGATTTGATTGATGATGTTTTCGATATGCTTTGCACGAACTGTGCAATAACCGGTCTTGCTAAAGACGACCGTGTAGCAGAATTGGAAGCAGCTTTGATTAAATTCATCGTCACTTGCCGGAGCTAGTATTATGACCACCACAGAATACAACGAATGGCTATTCCAAGCCAAAGTATCACTCTCTGGCAACTACTCCGAAGAGGATTGCTTCATCGTCCTCTGCTGGTTTAAGTCTATCGACTGTGTCATAAACACTGACAAGGAAATCGCCCTCACAGGAACAGACGTACAAGAATGCTTGTCAGCGATTCGTAGCGCTGTTAGCCCGTTTAGCATGTATAATGATTTGATGATGCGCCTTTGGCTGTATGCCCCTTTAATTTTGAAATTGGAGAATTGAGAATGGAAACGAAACAATCTTTTGAAGTAGTCTGCACCACTGTCTATCAACTGGAGTTCGATAGCTGGCGCAAAGGAGAAGCGCAGCTTCGCAATCGTGTATGGGCTAACGTACAAGGATATCGTGATACGCCTGTGGAGGAATTGGAAGCTACTGCACGTTTGTTCTCTGCTGCGCCTGATATGCTAGAAGCGCTTAAAATGATTCTGGCGGATGATGACTGCTTGTTGCAATGTGATGCACTTTACAAGGCGTCTAAAGCTATTGCCAAAGCACAAGGGGAAGCGGAATGAACTTGCACGATACCATCATGAACTTATCAGAAGTTCGTAAAGCTGACACTTTCTTAGACAACATGGACCACTATTTCTACAGGGAAGGGCACAGAGACGCTCGCCATGCCGCCGCAGAAATTGTTATCAAGGCTGACGAGCGCATAGAGGAATTGGAGAGTGCTTTGTGCGATATCTTGGCAGCACATGCTAATGATAATATTCGCCCGAAAGCCTTAGACAAGATTTGATGTAATAAGCTTTGACAATCCTAAGAACTAGTGTAAAATACTTTTATGTTGTCCCACAAGCCATCATGGCGGAATATTGAAACGGAGAAAATTATTATGTACAAAGTTCAAATGGTTGATCGCGGAACTTTACTCGTTTATCAAAGCTCTTTCGCTTCCAAAAATGAAGCCTACACAGTAGCAATTTCTCTTGCAAAGGGTGCTAAAATGGAACAAAAAGACAGCGATTTTGAGTATTATTTTGAAAATAAACGTAAATCGTACATTACAGTCACAAACATTTCTACCAACGGTTAATATCATGAATAACATTTGGTCCCCAAAGATTGCAAACGGCACACAGCAAGCTTGCTGCAAAATCCCTTATAAGGGCTATGAAATCAGTATTGCAATGGACGATAGTTGCGGTGCTTATGATTCGTTGAGCCGTTCCAGTATTTGTGTGTTTCGTGATGGTGAAGATGTAACAGAAAGTAGTGTGCAAGGTGACGACGTTATTGTCGCAGATGCTCATGCTTTGAAATACATTTTCAATTGGATTGATACTCATGTTCAAGTTTTTGGAGAATAATATTATGACCAAAGCATACTTAGCAGGATTTATTGCCGGTACGCAAGGTAAAGGTTGGGATGATAATCCTTTTATTGAAAACAACTTCGGTATTTGTGCAATGGAGTGGCGGGACGGCTGCGCAGATGGAACGCAAGTTGCACAAGGTGATTCTGATATTGGTATTCAACAGGTGATAGTATGAACCAAGAAGCCTATAACGAATGGTATGTCAAGCACTTGGCAATGTTAGCCGCTTTCAGGGCTTATAAAGAATCGTTACTTAAAGGCTCTTAAAATGAATCCCCTACAACAAACCCTAACAATCATCGCACAAAACACCCGCGCAGACGCTATACACGCGCTCAGGGTGTGCAATCAAGCCATCCTAATGGGAATGCCCGTTGATGTCTGTACAAGCGCTCTAACGGCCTATATTGACGCCTTTGAGGCATATAGCACGGCTGATAGGAATTTGATGACATGGGAGGCTGCGCAATGATTGCATTCATGAAATATGATTTGTTCCCTTATGTTGTCTGGGGTAAAGTTCTTAAAACAGATGGTGACAAGGTTTTTGTAGAGCAATTTCACGGATGGTTTAAAAACCCCGAAGCTATTCTTCCTGACGATGTGGCCGAAGAGAAGATTAAACAGCTACGTGAAATGATGGCTCATCGGGAAAAGGAATTGCAAGAGTTTAATTTCAAATATAGAGACGCATTGATTGAAATTCTCCCTTGGAAAGCTTGATATGAACCTGCAAAAAGAACTGAAAGACTACACTTTCGAAGAACTCGTAATATACTGCCAAGCTCGCATTACTCTTGGAATCCCCACAGGGAAATTCAACGATGAAATTTGGCGTGCTATGGATTTAGCTTTGATGTGGAAAGCAACAAAGGATAATAAGAAATGACTCTCGCCCAATTCATATCGACAAAACCCACACATGTCCGCCTTGGGCAATGGTTTATCTGTTGCTATTGCAAACCAGTTGGCGGACATTGGGAAGACAGCTTAGACTCTCTTTGGAATCTGCCAGATTGGCGGGCAGAAAATTTTATTACAGGTCTTATGATGCATTGGCAATGGGACGAGTTGCCAGAAATTAACGGTGAAAGGAAAACGAAGTGACCATATACCGAATCCGCTTTGACACAGCATTCAAAGAAAACAGACTTGCATACATCTTGGCAGAAAATAATTACGATGCGGAAAACAAACTCATGCGAGAGTGTCAAGGTTTTGATGCTGTCAAGATAATTATTTCCGTAGATCAATGTCGAGATGTTGTAGTTGTACGTTAGCAAAGGCTCCGAAAGGGGTTTTTCTTTTATGTGCAAATAATTTAAAATACTTGTTGCGAGTTCTGGTAGTTGTGCTATAGTGATGTTCATTGAGCAGCGCAAACCGAGCATGGGCGAGGTACTACGAAAGTAGAAACAGGCGTGGCGGAACTCCCGGCAGGGAATATTGGAGAAATGATCATGTCTCAACAAAGTGACCGTATTGCCCACCTCGCAGGGCTTCACAGGGCTAAAGCAATTTCTGAAGTTGATGTGCTCTTAGCTGACGTAGAGCTTCCGACCTATTCCGACCTTATCGGATTGTTGATTCGCGCCGAAGACACGCTCAAAGCGCGCGCGCCCCATGCGACGGTTTTAGGTTCTATTTCCGGCGCTATTGCGAGTATTCAACCTAACAGAATCGCGGCTTCTAAGCTTGTCGGCCGCATCATCTAATCAACCCCGCCCGTTAATCGGGCATCTATTGGAGAAATGATCATGGCGAAGCGCAAAACCAACTGGAACAAATGTGAAGCCAGCGGCTACCGCCTTGTTGGCCGTGACTTCTACAGCATCAAGCAAGTAGGCGACAAAACTATATGCAACTGCTGCGGCAAGGAAATTAAGATTCGCCAGTTTAACGGCATGGAATTCATTCCCGCGCATAACGTGCCAGTCGCTACCACCTAAGCAACCCCGCCCGTACAAGCGGGCAGTTTTGTGCGCTGTTAAATAAATTTGTAAATAATTCTTGTGTAATGTTCTGAATTCGGTTATTCTTAACACATGGCAGCACATAACGAAACGAGGAAAATCATGAAAATTCAACCAACACTTGTAAACTTCTCAGTCACAGAGGAATTTCATCGTACACGCTTGGAAGCCAAAGCAGCATACAAGAAATGGAAAGAGGTTGAAAACACTTTCTATCGAGATGGTCTTAACTTCTATCACAATGCTTATGTGCAAGCTTGGCAGGCACATCAAGAGGCTAGCATGGCACAGTTCCTTGCTGAGTGCGGAGAACAGCCTTAGAATACCTCTACAACAGCCTGTAAGCCACTCAGGATCGCTATTTGACGAATACGTCTGTATGTAGCCTGAACGTCAATCGAGCCGTGGAGGCTCTTACAATGAATGGAAATAATTATGAAAACCCTCACCGTAAGCACTAAAGACTTGGTCGAAATCATCGCCGGTGTCTTAGATGATTATTCGTTGCTGAAAGATTTGCCAGAGCATAAGCTAGAGGCGCTGTGTTTGGCTCTGCAACTTAGTATTGACCATTGTGTGAAGGAATAAATAATGACCACCGGCCACGAACTCTACCTAGAAATTATTAAAGAATTTGACTATAAAATTAGTTTGGTAAAAGACTCTATGCAGGCGGCGGCAATACGTTTTGCAGAAACCGGCGAAGAGAAATTTCAACAACAATACAACAACTACAAAATGTCGCTAGAGTATATGTCTCAATGTAAGACATCAATTACATCCAGAGGTGGTGTTTTTGCACGATTGGAGAATAAAGCATGAAAATAACAATCGAACACAAAGAAGCTTCCTCCGAGGACATTTTCAAGCCGGGGAGCTTGGTGATTGACCAACATGACTTTTTATTGCTGGTAACAGATGGTAACGTCTATGAGGGCGAGAATTACTTTGCTGGTGTTATTATCAATCGGCCAAAGCTAGGCTCTTACAACCAAACCGGAGAACATTGCACAGCTTGGAAGCGTAGCGAATTTACAAAGTTTGTCGGCACAATTACCCTTGAGCAATAAGCGAGAGGGCTTGAGTGAAACGAATAACATTGGAGCAGGAATAACATGCTAACTAAAACTAAGATTAAAAGTATTATCAGAGGTATTGACAAGCATATGATAAAGATTGCACAAGACCGGGATAAGCTTGATGAGTTTATTTCCGACTTGAACAGCTTGAAGGAAGATTGCGATAGTGCCTATGATGCTCTAATTGATGCGCGTGATGCGCTGTCTAGGATGGTGTGATATGATTACATTCGACACACAAGAAGACTTCGACGCGGCTGTTATGGCTGCTGTTGAGAAGTACTTGCAAGTTAGTGTAGAAGTGGAATATTCGGCAGAGACTAAGTATAATCATGCTAATACAAGTGTGGAAGTGAAGCTACGGAATGATTTTAGCCAAACTACCTTTGCAGAAGATTGTCATGGTGCACATCATTTTTGAGGAATGACTATGGTACGCAAATTTAGCCCTGCTATTGAAACAGAGCAATGTTATGGTGGTGGTGAATCCTCCTCAGAGTGGCATTATGCCGTCATGGTAGAATCTGAGCAAGGAACCTATGTGAAGCTTGAGACATTCTTAGATGAAACTAAGCGGCTTCGTGCTATGATTTGTAGGTTGGAGGAAAGTAGTACGTCTGTGGAAGACAAATTAAAAACCTTACTTCTAGAATACTCTGCCAAAGAAGGTTGGACAGAGTGGGATAAAGGGAATCTTTACGGTATTTGCTTGGCATTGGAAGCTGTTAATAACCAAAGGATTGACTAATGAAAGCTTATTTGTTATTTGCTGGAAACAACTTCCACGCCAATGGTGGTATTAATGATTACCAAGGAGACTTTGATAGCTTGGATGAAGCTGTAGAATTCTTTGAAGCTGGTTACTATCATGAGTGGGACATTGATAGGAAAAGTAAGTGTGAATGGGACTGGTGGCACATTGTATTGTCATCGGATATGTCGCTTGTAACAGACAGTTGGAATGGGATTTGAAATGATTATTTATAGAGTACAACAAAATAAGCCGGAATACTCCCATTCCAAAACTATTATCTGTTACCTTAAGAAAGATGATGCTATGAAGATGGCTAAGGAGTTGCAAGCTATGGCAGGGAAGGATACTAGGTATTATGTGGATAGTGTGGAGGTGCATTGATGTACACATTCCTAAGCACATAAACACCTATTGCACGTTCTGTAAGGCTCTAGGAGAGCTTCGCGTGCCAGCACTGTGGAGGCTTAGCGACGATCAAGCGAACAGGGCTTGTGAGGGGCATAGGGAGGCGCTGGTAGAGATTGAGAAGGCTAGGGATAGGGTGAATGGCAGGGAGTATAGTGAGGGTGATTATCAAACATGGGTGAGATTATGACTACTGTTAAAATACCTAAAGCTGTGCAAAGAAAAGCTGTGAAGAAAGTGAAAGCAGAAACTGTAAAGAACTTGCCTCCTGCTGACTCCGAGCCATGGACCGAACACCGTATAGATAATTTCTATCGCAACAAAGCTAACAGCAGTAGGGCGCGTAAGATTGCTTTCTCTTTAACTCGTCAAGATGTAGAAGAGTTGTTAAAAGTGGAACATTGTGCATACACAGGCATCAAGCTTACTCGTACAGGAAGTGATAACGTACGTCGGCCCACAGACTTGACACTAGAACGTGTTGACTGTGAGAAAGGCTACACTGTAGAAAATACCATCTCTGTAAGCTTGGCAGCTAATAATATTAAGGCAATCTTTGAAACAGACTTCAGGAAAGATTCTGTACAAGTGTTGCACAAGATTAGTGAATCTCTTAAGAAGCTTGAACCTGTTGCTAAAGTGAAACATTCTGTAGTGCAGAAAGTTGTTCGATGGATGGCTGATAAGGTAGGTGTATGATAGTTGATTGCTATTGTGGTGATAGTTATAATTGTCTTGACTGTGTGCAGGCTTGCTGTACAATGATCGTTATGTGAAGGGTGATTTTCACCAATAACCCACTATGAAATGCCTTAGAACCCGCATACAGCCTAGCTTTGTGGGCTTTTAGGCGTTGATTTCATGCCATAATGAGTAAGCCCGCCTGACCTGCGGAGGACTACTAGCCTAGCTGAAGAGACTACAAGAGGAATAGATGATTACAGTAACAGAAGAAGGGATAACACTAAGCACACAATCATACACTAGTAACAGTAAGGTGATGATGCTAAACATAGAGATAGACAAGAGAGTGAGGAAGATCACTGAACGATGGAAGACTAAGAATAGATCAGCTTTACATGTTGTCATCATGAATATGATTGCTTGTGTCAAGCGTAGACAGAGACTATACTATCTCAGAGGTAAGACAGGTATCTTGCCTTCTATCTACAATGTACGTAAGCTATCTAATTATAACATATACAATGCTGTGGCTGAACTACAACAGCTAGGCTATCTGTTCAATTACCTTGCTCCTAGGCAATATGGTGACATTGGAGATAAGCAGTCATCGTATGTTGTTCCCTCCGATAGCTTTATTGATAAGTTCTGTGCTAAGCCTGAGTTAGTGACAACAGCCGAGGATAACCATATTCTTGCCAATGTAAGTATCGAACTAAGAGACAAGAATAAGAATCCTATAGCTTATGAGTTCACAGAGGAACTAGTAGAGGCCGAGCGTGTTGTATTTGCCGTCAATCAATTGAATTCTAATCACATATTCCTAGACTATGCCGGTAGCTTCATGGTGAACATGTATGGTAGGATATTCAACAATGAATCTTTCTTCTTTGGCGGTCGGTGGTTCAAAGCTGCTATTCTCAAGATCAAGAACAAGAAAACTAAAGATCGACTGAGAACAACAATTGACGGTGAATCTATTGTTGAGATTGACTTCGATTGCTTGCACATTAACATGCTTTCTGATATAATGTGTGTTAGTAAGTATAGAGGTATGGATATCTACTACCATGTGCTAGACAAGCAAAATTATAGCACAGACAATAGACGGCTTGTAAAGCTTGGCATAAACATTATGCTCAATGCTACGTCTGAGTACAAAGCAAAGAATGCTATTGACGATCTAATTGCGGAGGAACCGAAAGGAACATTCTGTTATAGCTCCGGTGATGAGGTTGTAAAGGAAGTCTATAAGAAGCTGCCGGAATTCAAAAGCAAGTTCTGCAACAAAGAGTGCACAGGATTGGTGCTACAGAATAAAGATAGCTGGATTGCTCATTACGTACTAGATGAGTTTGTAAAGATTCAACAGCCTGTTTTAGTTGTGCACGATTCATTTATAGTACAACGTAAGAATGCCGATAAGCTTGTGGACGCTATGAGCTATGCGTATAAACGAGTTGTCGAGGTTGACAGAGTTGTGAGTATGAAAATGAATTGGTTAGAAGATGGTATTCTGCAAGTTGAAGATTGTTCTAAATAAGGATTGATATGAAATACGAAGTTATAGAGCTATTGCAAGACCCCGCCGAACTAGACGACCTAGGTCGCGATATGGTGAAAACTCGTTGTCTGCGAGATGGTAAGCCGTGTGATGCTAATGTGTATATTCAGCATCCTGTGGATAATCGATTAATTGAAGTTGGCTATGTGGTGGAATTATGAATATTGAACTTACAGACGATCAACAATATGAAGTGTGCAAAGCCGTCCTCATTAGCGACTACCTGCGCATCTTGTCAGACCATATAGAGCATCCGCCCGGTGTTGAGACAAACAAGCGCCTACATGCTTTTTGGGAGCTTCTAGGCTACTATTGCACAGCTAAGGAGAAAGAAACCTTGTGCAAGTGGTGGAAGGGTGTAGAATTGAATTTGCCTAGTATTATATTGGAGGTTGCATGACGCCAGAACAACAGCAATTACAAGAATGGCTTGACATGCTGCACGAACAGGAACAATATTTACAAGAGCAGTATAAATCCACCTAAAAGGAACCCCTTATCATGAAACCATTTAAACGGAGTGCAAAATGAAACCAGAAACCCTCCTCGTAACATTTGTCATTGCCCTATGTCTCTTCCTTGCGCTAGCCGCTACAGTGCAAAAGCCTTCTGTGGAGCTTACAAGCAATTCGTTGGGAAGCACGCTTACGTCAACTGACTATTTTGGCAACACTACCACTTGCACAGCAGATGTGATGCCCGGTGGTAGTGTTGTTAGTCGTTGTTACTGATGGGGTATTGACATGCTCTATCAAATACACGGAAGCGTTACTGTATCCTGCTGTACTGAGGTAGAAGCTGATTCCGAAGAGGGAGCCATCGAGATAGCTAATTCTAGGACTATGGCTGATGTGCGTATCGAAGGAGGATATGATGTTGATGAATACTGGCATTTAGATTCTGATGATACGCCTGAGATAACAAATGTGGAGCAATAATGATTACAATAAAACTAAACTATTACAAACTGCGAGAGGCAGCTTTCAAATACGAGCAGACATTGCTCAAAGAGATTCAAGCGGAGCAGAATAAGCTTGTGGACAAGTATCTTACTGGATTCTTCCTGTTCAGGAAGCCTAGCCGGTTTGAGGCTATGAAACGTATGGATAAAGAATATCGGGGACAGTGGCAATTACTGAATCATTGGGGTAAAGAAGCCACAGAAGAGTATCGAAAGATTCGTACAGCGTGCAATCTGGCAGAAGATGGCTTGGTGGAAATTGATGCGGATACAGTGTATAAAATCTTTGGTGATACACAATAACAACAATCCTCACAAATCCCTTGACACAGCTTCCTAAGCAGATTATGATCAATACATCGACAACAGAGGAATAACATGAAAACTTATAAAGAACACGCGCAGAGTTTTGGTTATGTTGCCCAACAAGCACTTTGCAGCAGTAAATGGTTTTGGTACAATGATAAAACTGAGCAGCTATCTGAAAAGTATTTCCCCAGCGAAGAACAAGCTTACAAGGATGCCACTTATGTTTCTTTGCTGAAAAGCACTTCGCTTATTAAGTATGAGGACGAATGATATGAAAGCTTATAAATTTAAAGTAGATAATCCAGAACAATCTGAGCGGTTGCAGTGTGTGCTGATTAAAACGTTAGGCTATCACTGGTATAGTGGTTCTGACGCTCAGTATCTCAATGCAGCTTATATCTTTGCAGATAGTGATGGCGAATTGGTTCACAATCCTGCTGGCGGTGGTTTTGAAGAATACACAGAATACGAAACTAAAGACACAGAGAAATTCATCCGACGCCATAGCGAAGGACAAGCGGAGCGCGGAATAGCCAAGCATTCCCAAGCTGCTGTAAAGAAGGCTAAGAAGAGTAAATGGCATAGTGTTGCTGATGGGATGCCTGATTCTCATTTGGTAGACTTTTTGATTGTCTGTAAAGACGATAGCAGTGTTATGATGGCCTATGTTGCAGATGGCAAGTGGCAACATTCACGTGACCATGAAATTGTCGAGGGTGTTGTAACACATTGGCGCAAGCTTCCTAATTCCCCAAAGGAATAACCTATGAAAGCCCGAACATGCACACGCTGCAAAGCCTTAGAAACAGGCTACATAGCTCGCTGCACGTTAGGCTATCCCGTTACAGTGGTGAAGGTGGTTATGGGTGTGGAGATAGCTTGTAAGCCGTCTAAAGGGGAATGCCCTAAGCCACGTACGAATGATATGTATGCGTTTTATTTGATGAAGAGGAATGAGGAATAATATGCTCCTAGGTAAAACTAAAGAAGAACGATACAAAGCCTCTCAAGCACACTTAGAGCATCTGTACAATAACAGGCTACATGTGTATGCCCTGTGGCCTAAACGGCTTGCTGATGGGCGCATAGCGTGGCTGCAATGGGTGTGGAAGAAAGTGCCTGTTATCTTTTATCATGAGCCTGTTCCGCATTATTGCAACCACTGGCGGTATAAGGATGAATATTATGCAGAGTAATGAAACACTGTTAGAATATATGTACGAATCCTTTAGAAAGACAAGTGCATACACTCCATACCCGTTCTATGAAATTATCTATAGAGAAGCTATTCCAGAATATGAGGCGGAACAAGTGTGGGTGACGTATGGTTGTAGGGGTGCGACGCTTGCTGTTGCAGAGAAGAGACAAGATTAGATTGTGTAGAAATTGCTTGTGTTCGGCTGGGAAGCGTGTAGAATGGTTTGTATTGGAAGTGCAAACAAACACAGCAAAACAAGGAGTTTCAAATGGACGCACGTATCGGCAAACTGACCCGCGAAGGCAAAGAAATCTTCTACATCACCGAAGGCGGATATACTGAAGGAACTGTACAGCAACTGGAAGAAAAGCTTAGTGGTACTGTAGCGGTAGCAAAACCTAAGAAGAGCTTCAAAACCTTCTCTGTAACCATTACTCCTAACTATCAATCGTACGGTTCGGGCTGGAGTTCGGAAGAGTATAAGACGGAAGTTGTTGCATATGATAGAAATGATGCTCTGAAGCAAGCACGTAAGCAATATAATGAGAATAGCGGATTCAAGGGTGACACTGCTACTTACTCTGTTAAAGTGGTCAAATAACAACACAACATTCGCTTACGCTCATGTGCAAATAAGGCTTGCATGTGGGCTAAATGCGTTGTATTATGAAGTCTCAGTAGCAAACAACCCAAACAAAGGAAAACATCATGAACAACGCAAACAATCCAGTAATCATCAACGGTATGGATGTAGAAGAGATTGCAGAAGCGCTGGTTAACGGTGAAGGCTATAACGGTTTGTCAAACTTGAAAGTATTGGCAGCGGTGTTGAACAACGATGAATTGGCCGAAGCTGTTTATGCTGACATCAAAGCGCGGTGGGACGAAGCAACCGCACACAAGGTTATGATCGGCTAACAACTCTCACAATAACATCCATACAAGGCGTCCTACGGGGCGCTTTCTCGTTACACTCGCCCCACCTACACGGTGGGTTTTGTTATTGTGCTAGGCTATGTGTATGTACACAGGTGGTAGTCCTCACAGGCCCTATCTGTGGCCTATCCTATCTATATCAGGTAGCCTGACAATACACCTGTATTCACACATAATACATGCTATTGTGACAACTGTGGATAACCCTGTGTATAACTTGGGATAACTCTTCTTTACCGTTCGGTATTAAACCCTCAAATATCATCCCCATTCACAAGAGTGTTCTTTATCGCGGAATTTATTCATAACTGTACTGACCAGTCTAGTTATCATATAATGTTTCTCCTAGATAACATTACCGATGTGCAATAAGTTACATGAGAACAACAGTTGTCAGGCTGCTATCACAATGGGATGGGAGTTATTGACAGAGGCGCTACAGGAGGCGTGATAGTGGTATATGTGGGAGGGTAGCTCGCTTCGCTCACGAGGCTCACAGAGGGGCGTATGTAGCTGATTAGAAAGGGATTATAGGTGGTGGGTAGGGTGATGGATAGAGGTGCTATGAGGGATAGTGTTATGCGTATTGGTGATTGCTCTGAAAGCAACACTCCATCTCATTGGATTTACTCAACGAGATATTTGGTGCAGTTTAGACAACATTCCAGCCGTGGTGTCCTGCCTGTTAAACCACACGACAGCTTCTGTCCAATTAAATTTGAAAATAATTTACTGAAATAATCGCACCAAAATGGCACTATTTAAGAGAAAATAAGTGGTATAAATGGTGGAATAACCTACAAAATAAGTTCTATTAAGGGTTATTTGAGGTGGGATTGGGAGGGTGATTCTAAAAAAATTTTATAGAGAAATTTGGGCGAAAATAAAGGGAGTCCACTGTGTAAGTGTCTCCCTCGAATGAATTTATAATTACGTGTTTTGAAGCTTGGCAATCTTACTCAAACGACGATCTTCTTTCTGCTGTTGGAATGTATTCCAGCGGGTTTCGTACTCACTGAGATTGCTTCCCCATTCAATAAGATTCCGACTGATTGTGGCTCGATTGATGTCATATTTCCCCGCCAGTTCATTTAGAGTCATACCAGAATCTTGATCGATTTTTAAATTTTCCAAAATTTCAGGCGGAATAGTGAAGCCTCTGCCAAGGATAACACCAGCATCTTTCTTCTTTTGATTTCCGCTGACACAGCGTGCAATGATCTGAGCACGATCCAGTTCCGCGAACACAGCCAAGAACTGCACCAAAACTTTGCCATACATACTTGTGATGTCTAGATTGTCGAAAGCATGGATACGTAGTTTGATCTTCTTTTCGATGAATAATTCTACCGTTTGAAGGATGTCAGCAGCCCTCCTACCAAGGCGATCTACAGCAAATACCAAAACTTCGTCTCCTTCCACTGCCTCTAGCATCATCTTCTGAAACTCTGGGCGTTTACTAGCAGACGTAGTACCAGATACACCGTCTTCTGAATACCAAACATCTGGAACATACCCACTCTGAATGATAGTATTCTTTTGGTGATCCGTACTTTGTACGTCACTACTGCAACGAAGATAAGCAAAACGTTTCATGAATTCTCCTTGTAAGTTGATGTAGTAATTATATAGATAGCTGTCTCAAAAGTCAATGAGATTTTCCAAATAGCTCAATTAACTTATCTACAGCTTTGGGAGAAATGTACGGCTTGAATATCTCAAGTAGTTTCATGGCCCTCTCGTGTTTGTATTCAAGACAAGCCGAAGTTGCCTCTTCCTCAGTCTCAAATCTACCGAGGACAAAACTCTCACCTCTTGCCGAAGCTCGTGCTGTATAACACTCTCCGCTCTTAATACAATCAACTTTACCTTTGAAAGCAATAACCATGTTCAAGTCCGCAGGCAGGAAGCAGCAAGCTTCAGAAGAGTACTCTCGGTTGCCGTCTACCAATAAATCTTTCTCAAGATCATAACCTAAGCCCCATCCGGGTTGCTGTACCGCCCAGTCACAGAATGTTTGTGCATTCTTGAACTCTTCGCTTACGGAGACACCGTTGTAGGATTTGTTATGTACGTCTTGCAGTGCAGAATCTTTCTTTCCTCGTTGGGTCATGTTGTTATGGAGTTTACCTAAGCGAGTTTGAACGAAATCTTTGGTCTTAGGATTTCTGTATCGCAACACCCACTTACCCTCTATATCTTTGAAATCAACGTTAAGAAGCCCTGCACTGTAAGTAGTTTGGTCGATTTGCACATAAGAGAAATCTAACGCTTTCTGAAGCAACGATTCGTTCTTATGTTTTCGTTCCTGCTTAGAAGCTTCAACAAATTCTTTGTGTTCTTTGATTAACTTCGCACGTTCATCCTTCTTAGCCTGTTTGATGCGTTTAGCATGTTCTTCTGCGTTCTTTCTCACAGAAGCTTCACATTCTGCAACATACTTCCTGTGTTGCTTTTCTTCCTCTTCCTTAACCAGCCTTTTGTCAACAGATGGTTTGTCCTTAACAAATCCTGTGAGAAGTGCGTCTTTCTGCGCTTTGTAAGTATTGCCGCTCTCCAGAAACTCAATCTGGATATTTAGATTTCTATCCCCTCCAATAATCTTCACATCACCAGAAAGATTTGTGTGGTATATCTGACCAATCTCGATTACAATAGGTATGCTGGAGTCGCGCACGCAACCTTGATTGAAGAAATCAACTATGACATTTCTCTTCACATAACCGGTGTTGTCAAACTTGACATCAACCCAACCACCACGAGATTTCTTACCTTCAATTACATACATGTCAGAGATAGCTTCACACCAGCCGAAGTTGATAGTTTTAATTCGCGTACCCAACATTACAATGCCTCCAGTTTCACTAGCAGTTCTCTAACTAGATTCATGACTTGAATCTTCGTATCGTCAACAGGGACACGCATGTTGCCTTTAGGTACTCCCACCAAGGCACTGTTTACCCACTTCAGCGAACAACCCATAATTTCAGATATTTCTTGGTGAGACATTCCTTGCTCACGATAAGATAGTGCCACGTCTTTACTGAATTTTACTTTTGCCATGATAATTCCTTTCTTCTGTAGAACTACCATTTTATAACAATTCTGACAGTTGTCAAGCTTGTATTGGACACAACTAAATAGCGCACTACTAATACAGAAAAGCCCTCCTATGAGAGCCACCCTATCAACACCCTCCCATCAGCACAACCATCAAAAAGAATCAGCAGCACATAGCTACCAACTGGCCCAAGGCAACTGTGTCTACGGTAATGTCTCATGGTGCTTTCCTCTCCAATTCAATAATCTTCATTCTAACACGTTCTATACGCTCCAACAAACCTTCAAGTATTGCCTTGTAATATTCCAAAGCGTGATTCTTAGGCCAATATCTATCTACTTCACCTTGCTCAAAATTACTATTCATCGGGCAACCTTTCTACGTTCAGGAATAATAGGTTTAGGGAGAGTAAATCCAGACGGATTTGAAATCTCCTCCCCACGTGCAATAGCATTAGCTTGGACAATCATACGCATAATCATATCATGATCTCCAATACGCCTAGCTTCCTGCGCAGCCTTGCGTGAGAAGCTTCCGAAGATGGCTTGGAATAGGCTGCGGAGCATTATTTCTCACCCTTCAGAACACTAAGAATATAATTCAATTCTGTAATTGTAATATAACTTGGACAAGTGCACAAGTTTGTCATGTGCCTAATTTGGCGGAACATTTCGTCTTTCTCTTTCTGTGCTTCATCTTTTACGGTAGGCATTTATTTCTCCATCTTCTGTACGAAGAATTTCACACTGTTGAGGATGTCTTCTAGTTGAGTTTTATTCCAGCAAGTGTCAAGACGGTCTACAGCGGATTTCAAGTCGTTCTTGTAGATTAGTTTCTCAGCAACACCCGGCATAGGTGGGTTGGTAAAAGGTCGTGGCGTATTCATTCTATTCTCCAATATTTGTTACAAATAAGAAAAGCCCTGCCAGCCTTCGCTGAAACAGGGCCAATACATCTAGTTTACTCAGGTTTGTCAGAAGTGTCAACAATCTTTTCAAGCTTTGGTGCAGCTTTCTTGACACGCTTTGGGCGGGATGCTTTCATAGCTTGCATTTCAAAGTCATCTTGATCCTTCTGTTCCAACTCCATACGTGTGACATAACGTTTCAAGAACTCTTCTTTGTCCATGTAGAATTCAAAACCACTTAGCATTTTATCAAGTTCCTCTTTGTTGAAGAAGTGCTTGTACATCTCTCGCACGAGACGTTCTGAGGATTTCAGTACATGACCTACATGCACAGCAACACGGCTACCATTGCCTTGTGAACCGAAGCTCACCTCATGGAACATCACTGTCACATAGTCATTAATGGAAATACTGTGAGCTTTCATCAGCAGCATAGTACCGGCAGAGGCTACATCAGAGGCGCAGTGGATATGCACATGTGCTTCCGTACTGTCAATAGCTCCCAGCAGAGGGAGAATACTAGACAGAGAGCCACCATCAGTAGCCAGAGAAATATACAGGCTGTCACCTTCTTGTGCACTGTCCAAAACTTCTACAATTTCTTCAAATTGCGATGCATGGTCAAAGTCATCATTGATGGTCACTTTGTAGTTCATATTCTGAGGAGAACCTGTGACTGTGAAGACGTGAGGTTGTCCCAAGGACAGGAAAGGATGTTGTGCGTTAGATTTGTTGTGTTTCATGTTAGTCCTTATTTACCGTGAAGTTCAGTGTAGCCAGCACCTTGGGAGTTTAGCTCTGCAATCATTTTGTTACGATATTCTACAGCAAGTTTGAAGGCTGGGAGTAGCCCGTAAGTTTTTACCGAAAAGCACTTTGACTTCTTTTTACCCTCCAGAGCATACCAAATAGCTGTTGCGTAAAGTAGTGAAGATGTTTTATCACGGCTGGGTTTATCATGCCAAGCAACACCCACGAATCCTGACGAGTTATTCTTCGGCTTTGTTTTATTTCGAGCTTGCTCGTGGTTGGTAGCCCATCGCACATTACCTTCTATATAACCTAGATGATTTTGAATCCTGTCAATTGTGTACCTCTTACCGTCTTTTGGCATCAACCCCATATAATCTATGAATGCTTGAAAGCTATGCCAAGAATCTTGCAAAAGAAAACCTTTATCGCCATAATCACAATAGTTATGAGTCTTAGGATTTCCTGTACGCTCTTTTACTTTAGACCAAGATTTATACTCCTTACTTTTTGCCATGAGATGTTTACCACAAATTTTAGTGATGTTTTCATTTCTAAGGCAACCGCAAGACAATGTTGGAGAGTTCTTCTTTACTAAATTCCCAAAGGAGATTTCTTTTACGTTGCCACAAGAGCATTGGCAAGAGTAATGGTACTTAGATTTAATGGCTGTTTTCTCCAAGACAGTAAGTCTACCAAACACTTTACCTATATTTTCATCCATCAATATCCCGCTTTGTCATAGGCAATAATGAAGTCTTTGCACAACTTACTACGTACAATGTGGTCATACGAGTCAAAGTCAATTAAAGCTGCACTTTCTTGCAACCGAGGAGAACCTTCAATAATCTTCATCAAGGCCAATAACCCGCTTGTCTCTTTCAGGCAGCTTTGGGAGACGTCACCGCATAATGTCATCCGGCATCCACCACTGCGAGTAACAATAGATTTGATTTCTTCAATTGTGCAATCCTCCACTTCGTCAGCAATAACCCAAGTGTATTTACCAAAGCTCATACCCTTGATAGACTCCAAAGGTTGCAAAATGATATTACCTTCAAGGATTGCAAGATCAACTACAGCCTTGCCCATGCGCGTGTACAGCACAGAAATCATAGGCATAACCCATTGCATCATCTTCATTGTCTGGTCGCCCTTAGCGAAACCCAGAGATTTGGAAGAACTCTCAGCGGGACGAGCCAGAACAATCTTATTGATATCTCCTGCACGGTAGGCATCAGCGGCAAAGCAACATGCTACAAAGGTTTTTGAGGTTCCGGCCATGCCGCTGGCTACAACCAAATCCTTAGTACGCAAAGCTTCAAAATATTCTTCTTGTCGTTCGTTGAGGGGCGTAATTGCCTTCAACTTTACTTCTTCTCGTGACACTGCAAGGAACTTCGCTTTTACAACTCGATCCTCATCAGACCCAGTCACCTGTTTCTTTGCAAAACGATTAGCATTACGGCTCACGTTATTTCCTTTAGACTTATTTTTCAAAGAACTTCTTCCTCTACAACACCAACACAACTACGAAACACATTCCTCTCACTCAAAGCTTCACTATGACAACGCAAAGGATTACCACAACACTCGGAATCCTGCAAAATCTGTTCAACTGTCCATTCCATAACGGTCATTATTTATCACCTTTATTCTGCGGAGGACGACCAGCTTTACGTGCGGAAGTAATCTCAGGAGGTGTAATAGTATCCTCTGGATTGTGCACGGTGTTGAACACTTCTTTCACATCTTCCCCATCTTCTCGGACAAGTTGAATTTCATAGTACATAATGTGACTGACAGGCAGATTGTCTACATCAATGCGCCATCCTGCGAGCAGAGCATCTTGGAATTCTAGCATAGCTACAGGGATGCTTGGACTAACAATAGTTTTGTATTGCATGATTATTCTCCTTCAGGTTGATAGTATTCTGGGATAAAGTAGACACTGTGGTGCATATCTTCAGCATCTTCTTTGGCTTCATACTCTTGTACAAATTCTTCAATAATTGTCATTGCTTGCCACCTTGAATCAGGGCAAGTACAGGCTTCTTGTAAGACACCATATTAATGTGTAGCCATTGGTTCATCTCGTCCAAAGCCTCTTCATGGCTATCTGTGCTAACCTTCGTCACGCAAAGCTTATCCTTGTCCGACTTGTAATATACAAGCATTAGCGAATCCTCCGAACGTAATTTCCTGAGACAACATATGTACCTCCGAATAAGTCTACCACAGATTTGCGCCGGAAAGCAGCGTATGTAAGTATGAGGGAATACTTCAATTTCAGTAACATAGGGTTCTCCTTGGGTTGTAAGTGTTCTCAGAATATTCTTAATTTTGAGTGCTGTCAAGAATTATTTTTGCTGCGATGGAATTTATTCTACACTATATTTGCTGGCAGTCAAGCAGTCAGAATGACAACTTTATATGTTGTGTTATTTGCAAGACATTCTCAGGGTATTGACAAGGGGCAAATCTGGTGTATAATTCTTGTAATTAGGAGGAAAGCATGACAGAACAGAAGATTGTGAAGAGGCGTCGAACGCCTAGTGCACTAGAGAAGATTATCAGGGATTTGGACAAAGCTGCACCAGATGCTGTGGCAGGATTGGTCACTTTGGCTAAGAGTTTGGACGAGAAGATCAAATTGGATGCTTGTAAAGCTATCTTGAATATCCGAGATGACATGCAGGACAAGGCTGAGAAGAGGGAATTGCAATTGATGATCGTTCAGCACAAAACTGGTAATGGTGTTCAGCGGGAAGAAGAGGATGATACTCCAGAGGTTGATTTTGAGAATTTGCAAAAAATCAGTTGACAATTCTGAGAATTAGAGTATAATGGTTGTATTAGACATGAAGGCGCTACCTTCAGTGGCCCGCCATCTATCGAGCTTGGATAGAGAAATTATGGTGCAGGGATTCTGCAAAGCGAGAATAACACCGCCGACTTAGCTCAGAGGCAGAGCGAATCACCTGTAATGATTAGGCCGAGATATCGTAATTCTCAGTCGGCTCCAGAATTCGTGAAGTGTTCAAACCGACGAGACTCCTCAGAGTGTACAGGACTTCAGCCGGAAAGCTCCTTATAAAAGAGCGACATTCGTAACCGGCACTATTTATCAGTGCCTCCGTCCACAAGGTGTGGGTCTTCCCTTCCAAGGAAGTTCTTGGGATTCGATTTCCCACGGAGGCTTATCAGAATCTTTCCAGCTTCGCTCCTTAGTGTGAATCCTCCTCTCCGGGTATCTGAGTTGAGCGAAGCTGGAAGTATTTTGTACGAAGCAAATAGTATTTTTAACGTTTTGAAACAATTTTACACGTTTCTGTGCAAGTTGTTCAGTTTATTAACGTTTTCATGTAATACAAACAAGGAGAAAATATGAACGCAGAAAATATTAAAATCACTGTGACGAGTAATGTTGCAGAGTATAAGGCTCTGGTAGAGGAGCTAGCTGTAGCAGCTTCTAAAGTTGATGAGTTGATTCAGAAGATTAATAGTACACCTTTGGAGTTGAAGGTGGCGTAAAGAATTTGCGAGTTACAGCCCTTATTGTTCTGCATAGAAACTTGGAAACAGGTTCTCTTGGTCAATAAGATACGCCAAGGATTTGCAAGTAGTGGTGAGGGTGGACAGTAAGGTTCATCATTGTATGTCTGCATAGGTCGCGTGGCAGCTACAAATCTGGAGGATGACTGCCGAGGTGCAGAACTAGCCTTGAAAACTAGTAGCTTGGGAACAGGCTTGGGGGCGGAACCTACTTCCTCCGCCAGAATATTTATGGACAGGCTTTGCTAGAAATGGCAAGCCTGTTTTTGTTGTTTCAGATAAAGGATCATAATGGCTAAGCAGGCTAAACGCTCTTATGGGCCGTGCAGTGTAAAGCAACAGATTATATTACAAGACAATACTACTGATGTGATATTAATGGGTGGAGGGGCGGGTGGCGGCAAATCTAGAATTTCGTTGACGAAAAACTTAGACGGAATTAGAGACCCTAATTTTCGTTGTGCTATCTTACGTCGGTACGCCCCAGAACTCAAGAGACCTGGCGGGCTAATAGACGAGTCCAAACAAGTGTACTCAGATTTTACCAAAATCCCCTATAAAACGCAAGCACAGATGTGGGAATTCCCCAGCGGAGCTACTATCTCTTTCTCCGCTATATCGTGCGACGACGACTTAGGTTCTTGGCAGGGAAGTCAGCTAACTCGAATTTGTGTGGATGAAGCTGCTGATAAATGGACAGAAAAGCAAGTGTTGTTCTTGCAGTCTCGCCTGCGTACAGTAGGATCAAAGATTCACCCTCAACTGATCCTTACTTGCAATCCAGATATTAACAGTTTTCTGAAATCTTGGGTGGATTATTCTCTCGATCCAGATACAGGTGTGCCTATGGAGGGCACAGAAAATAAAATCCGTTGGTTTGTGGTAGAAGATAATAAAGCTCAGTGGGCAGACACTCCTGAAGAATGTTACGAGAAATATGGCAGAGAAAAGGGTCTTATCTACGCGCATGGTATGACTGAAGATCAAATGAATGCTTTCAGTCGGGAAGAACGTACACGACTGTGTATGCCTAAAAGCTTCCGTTTCGTTCCTACGAATGTGTTCGACAATCCTTACCTCTTACCACCTAAGAATACTAGTTACCTGCCTAGTCTCCTTTCGCAACCCTACGTAAACCAATTAAAATACCTACACGGATCGTGGACAGCTAAAGAAGCCGGAAGTATGTATTTTAATCGAGAGTGGGTTGAGATTGTAGATATACCTCCTGCACAAGTAACTGGCAGAGTGCGTGCTTGGGACTTTGCGTCAGAAACTAAAACTAAGACGAATAACCCGGATCATACCGCTGGTGTAAAGGTTAGTAGAGATAAATTTGGTACATACTACATAGAAGATGTTATTCGTGCACAAGTAACAACTGACCAAGTTTTGAAGCTTGTAGCAAAAACTGCGCATGAAGATGACGTAGAAAGTTGTCAAGTTGTCATTCCTCTTGATCCTGCTGCCAGTGGGAAGACGGCAGTTTATTTCTTTAAAACCACTCTTGCTGAAAATGGCGTGCCTGTTAAAACTGCCCCCACAACGGCAGGAAAAGCTAAACTAACTCGATTCTTGCCTTTTTGTTCGATGGCGGAAGCTGGTGCGGTTAAAGTGGTTAGGGGTGATTGGAATGACGACTTCTTCCGAGAACTTGAGAATTTCACTTCTGATATGAAAATACAGAAAAATCAAAAAGATGACATGGTCGATAGTTGCTCAGATGCGTTTAATCATCTCTGTCGCTCTGTCACTATCCCAACATTTAGCATTCCAAGTCTGGTTATGAAGTCGCCAGTCCCGACAATCTAATAACGTTATTATACACTTACAACGGTCTTTATACATATTACCTATTGACAAGAGACAAATCTGGTGTATAATAACCTCTAAATACGAAGGAGAGCGCCCACTATGGCTGATACAAATACGCCATCTGGCGAAAATTCCGCAGCTTCCCCCGACAAAGACATTACTATACCACGAATTTCTCTTACGGAACAAGGCTTTGTCGGCCTTAAGTCTCGTAACGGGCAAATCTATGCAGAAGCTAACGCAGCTTTTCAATACCCCGCTTTTATCCGCACAGTAAACGAAGTAAGAAATAACCCTACAGTTGGTGGGGCTATGAATGTTTACCGCATGATGATTTCTCGTGTTAATTGGCGGGTTGAACCCCCTAAAGATGCTAGTGACATTGAGAAAGAACGTGCACGTCTTGTTAGTACTATGACAGACGACATGGAAGGTAGTTGGAAGGGTTTTATTGAAGAAGTTGTCCCGTACCTTGAGTACGGTTTTGGTATTCATGAGAAGGTGTTGCGTCGAAGGTTATTCCGCAATGGCTCCAAGTACAATGATGGCCTTGTCGGTATTAAGAAGTTAGCTCCACGGAATCAAGATACTATTGAAAAATGGATATTTGATGATTCTGGATCAAATCTGTTGGGTGTACAACAAAACATTTCAAACGTCGAAAACAGTTATCGTTACGCAAGCCGTAAGGATGAAAAAACTGGACTAGTGCCAATTGACCGTGAGAAGTTCCTCTTGTTCACAGCATCTGGCAATAAAGGTAATCCCCAAGGTAACTCATTATACAAGTCAATTTACTTGGCTGTCAAGACATTAAGTCTTCTTCAAGAAAGTGAACTGATTGGTATCTCTAAAGATGTCCAAGGAATCTTGAAGATTACCATACCTCCAAAGTACCTTGATCCTGCTGGCAGTGATGCTGACAAAGCTACGGTAGCTGCTTTCCAACAAATTATTGATAACTACAATGCTGGTACTCAGCGCGGTCTACTAGTTCCCGGAATGTACGACGAAGGTAAAAATCCTTTGTTTACGTATGACTTGATGGAAGCTAAAGGTAGTGCTAAGTATGACGTAGAGAACATCATCAAACGTTTGCAATCGGATGTTCTTTCAGCGCTGAGTGTAGACGTTCTTAAGATGGGTGCCGATGGCGGAGGTAGTTTCAGTTTAGCTGAAAGTAAAACTTCTATCCTCACACTGGCTATTGATTACCGCTTGCGTGAAATTGCAACAGTTCTTAACGAAGACTTGATGTCGTCTATTTACAGCGCAAATGGTTGGTCACAAGAAAACATGGCTAAGTTTGTCTATGAGGATATCGAAGACATTAATTTGTCAGAATTCGCAAAAGCTGTGCAACAAATCTTCAGTGTCGGAGGTATTGAGATGGACCGACCTGTAATGAACCGTATTCGCCGCGCATTCGGTGTTGCTGAACTTCCAGATGACAAGCCTGTGGATAAAGAAGAACTTTCTACCGCAATGGCAGGTGTTGAGTCTAACGCTGGTGAAGGTATGCAAACAGCAGGGGAAGGAACATCTAAAAGCCCTATGGGCAAAGGTGATGCTTCTGCCGCAAACGTAAACAATAAGTAAGGAGATACAATTGTCACACAAACTCCATCGTCTCCTTGATTCGATATACAACTCCCCTCAGCTTATCACAGCTACTGCACTTAAGCCAATCGTAGAATACCTGAAAGAACGGAACTCTGCAAGCTTTTCTTTTGTCCCTGATACCAAATCAGCAGACACAAAGAAGAAGCTAGAACAAGTTGGTGGTATTGGTGAAATCTGTATTGATGGTGCAATCTCATACAAACCTGTTGAGGGTTTGTGCGGTCCGTCAGGAACTTCCTACACAGGTATCCTAGAGCAAGCACAAGAGCTTATTGATGAGGGCGTAGACACTATCCTCATGACGTTTAGCTCACCGGGCGGCGCTGCCGCTCATTGCTTCACTACTTGCCAAGAACTGCGCGATATAGCAGATGACAACAACGTAAAACTGATTAGCTATATAGATGAGATGGCCGCAAGCGCTGCTCTGGCGCTGAGTGTTATTGCTGATGAAGTTTACATCCACCCATCCGCTACAACGGGTTCTGTAGGTTGTGTCTGTTGTGTCGTAGATCAAAGTAAAGCTCTGGCAGATGCAGGTATCAAGCCAATCTATATCAGCAGCACACCCGGCAAAACTGCTTTCAATCCAGACGGAAGTTTCTCTGAAAACTTCCTTAAAACTCTGCAAGAAGAAGTCACCAACCTCGGCGATCAATTTGCAGAGCATGTAACTAAATTCACAGGCATCCCTAAAGAGACTATTTTAGCAATGGATGCGAAGATGTTTAGTGCCACGAAAGCTGTAGAAGTTGGGCTGGCTAATGGTGTAATGGATCATAAACAATTTGCTGCTTATCTGGCACAACAAAAAGGACAGAAGAATGCTTAAACATCTTCAGAAGTATTTTAAACCAGCAGTGCAAGCTGCTATTCAAGAGGAAGTCGAAATGACTGAAACCACTGAGGCGACTGCACTAGCAACTGCCGCAACTATTGCAGAGCTTACTGCTAGTCTCGAACAGGCTACAGCCGCTCTGGCAACCAAAGAAGACGCTTTTGTAGCTATGGCTGCACAAGTTGAGAAAATGTCCGCCGCACTGGCTGCATCGGAAACGGCTCAAGCTGAATTCGCTGCACAAGCTAAAGCTGTTGTGATTGCTGCTCGTAAAGAAAAACTGGAAGCTGTGCTGGGTACTATTGGCGCTGCTCCTGTTCTGGCATCGCTGGAAGGTGCCGATGACACCACTTTCAATACTGTGTTGAGTGCATTTGCTGTCAACCGTGAAGCTGAAAGTAAATCAGAAATGTTCCAAGAAAAAGGCGTAGCTGCGACGGTGGAAACACCTGTAGACGAAGCCGATACTGCAACCCGCCTCGCAGCAAAATTTGCTGCTCAATACAAGAGTGCAGATGCTAAGTAAGAGTTGTGTCTACTGGATACACCTCCCGGAGCACACTGATATGTTCTCACAAGGATATATTGGTGTAGCAGCAAAAGGCGCTGTTCACCGATTTAAAGAACACCAATCTAAAGCACGAGGAGGTAGTAAATTACCAATACACAATGCTATTAGAAAATACGGTGAACTGTTAATTATTGAAGAAGTTATTCTTGCAGATGTTAAATATTGTTACGAGTTAGAAAACAAACTACGTCCAACACCTCGGATAGGCTATAACTGTGATGCTGGCGGTAATTGTAATAGATTAGGTTCAAAGTTATCAGAAGACACTCGTCAAAAATTAAGTTTTATCGCTAAAGCCCAAGGTCGAAAACCTAATCAAGCGGCTTTAGATAACTCTGCGAAGACTAATTCTAAAAAAGTTGCGTGGTTGTGCCAGTTCTCCAACAAGAGTGTTTGGAAGATGGCAGACGAAGTTTACAAGTATTTTGTTGAGAACCCCACTCACGGTTATAGCAAGGCAGCTACTGCTCTCGGTGTAACTAAAGATCAGCTATCTACCATGTTCAAAAAGATTAAGGCAGGCTGGAATCCAAACGAGGATACAGAATGGCTTATTTTCAGCGGTAAGCTTACACCAGATGCTTCTGGGGATAAGTCGATTCAATCCGGCATTTCGCCAATTTAAAAACACAAAGGAAATATTATGGCAATTATTGCTACTGAAACTATGCACTACTCTGCTCTTATCAAACGGGAACACGAACCAGAGTGGGGCTACTGCAAAAAAGTTATTACCTTGAATGGTCCGGCTGCTACTCTGCCAATCGGCTCAGTTCTGGGTCTGGTAACTGCCACTGGTAAGTATAAACTGACGGAAACCTCTGCTACAGATGGTTCACAAAACCCTTCAGTCGTAGTCGTTGGTGACGCTTTTGGTCGCCCTGTTTCGACTGTTGTTCCTGCCACCACGGACACGAAGTTTCTGGTTGTATATCGCGGCCCATGCGGCGTCGCTGACCAAGCTCTGACGTTCGGTGCAAGCGTTACCGCTGGTGCTGTCCGTAACACCGCCATGGCTGCTCTGACTACCAATTCCGGTATCGACGTTCTGACTCAAATCTAATAGTTGTCTTTGACAACACAAGCCCCGAAAGGGGCGCTCTCTCTGACAATTAAAGGAAATAAATATGCTGGTTCGTAGCCCCCTTAATAATTTTGACGTAGTTGACCTTACGTCCGCAGTCCGCAACATGCCTATCCAGTGGGGTACTTTTAACCAACTGGGCATCTTTACCGAAGAAGGCGTTGCTTCCGATACCGTGATGTTTGAAGAAACTACCGTTGACGGTGCGCTGATTCTGGATCGCGTCCGTGGTGAAAAGAATCTGGTTAACAAAGACGGCCAGCGTAAGCTGCACACCTTTGCTGTGCCACACTTCCCGCTGGATGACCATATCTCGCCAAAAGATTTGCAAAACAAATCGGCTTATGACAGCTTCAATGAAGTTGAGCAACTGGATGCTGTCCGTATGCGCAAGCTGGATCGCATGCGTCAGAACCACGATTGGACTCTGAATAAAGCACGCGCACAAGCTCTGTTCTCAGGTACTGCATATGCACCTAACGGTACTGTGGTGCAAGACTGGAACTCTGAATTTTCTGTGACCCGTAACGCAGTGGACTTCCTGTTCGGTAGTTCGACTTCGCAGGTTCTGGCATCGATTGAACTGGTGATTCAGTTTGTACAAGATGGTATGGGCGGCAATGGAGCGTTTGACGGTATTATCGCACCTGTTGATACTGGCTTCTTCAATGCACTGATTAAGCATCCTTCAGTTATCGCAGCTTATCAGTATTCGCAAAACACTGCCGCTGGTTTTGATCCAATGCGCGGCCGCCTTGCTGCTGGTGGTAGCCCAATGCCACGTGGCCGTGAGTTCTACTACGGTGGTATCACTTTCCGTGAAGTGCGTGACTCGTACAACGGTTCGAAGATTGTTACCGCGAACGAAGGCGTTGCGGTTCCACAAGGTTCCGATACCTTCAAAACTTACTTTGCTCCAGCAGAACGTTTTGGTCTGGTGAATACTCAAGGCGAGAAAATGTACGCATTCGAACAAGCCGCACAGAATGGTACTAAGATTGACATCGAAACCGAGAGCAATCACATCAGTGCGTTGCTGCGCCCTCAGGCAGTTGTGCGTCTGTTCAGCAGCACTGGTGTGTAATTATAAATTAAGATAGCTAGATAACTACTAGCCTCTTTACTTGTACAATCTCTTCATGTATAATGGGAGATTGTACTCATAAGGAGAATTATGGAATCGAAAGTCTGTAAAGTTTGTGGTGTTGACAAAAAATTGGAAGAATTTGCCAAGAATAGAGACAGCCGTGTAAATACTTGCAAAGTATGTTGCAATAAGCAGAAGAAGCTTAAATACGCGACCGACCCACAATTTAGAGAAGATACAGTTGCTCGTCAGCGAGAATACTCTGCTGCAAACAGGGACAAAATCAGATTAGCAAACAATTTAAATTACGAAGCTAACCGAGAGGTTCGCCTAGAGTACGCGAATAACTATTATTACATTAATAAAGATTATATTCTTGATTACCACAAACAAAATAGAGAATCTATAAGAACCTCCGGCATTAAATATCGGGAGATAAATAAAGAGCGTATTGCCGAGGTTAACAAATCTTGGCGGCAGGCCAACAGGCATAGCCTGACGCAATACCAGACAAGAAGGCAGGCTTCTAAGAAGCGGGCTATTCCGGCGTGGGCGAATTGCGTTGACGACCAATTCTTTGTGGATGAGATATACCACTTGTCACGCGTCAGGTCAGAAGTAACAGGTGTAAAATATAACGTAGATCATATTGTTCCGTTAATTTCAGAGAAGGTTTGCGGGCTTCACTGTTCAAGCAATCTCAGAGTTATAGACAGATTGTCTAACATTTCTAAAGGTAATCGCCACTGGTCTGATATGTGGTAACAAGGAGAATTAATGGCACTTATTGACCCCACCACAAATTTAGGTAAACTGCGACTTAGGGTAGCAGATTTTGGAGATATCTCCCACCTACCTGACAGCGTTTACCTGCAAGCACTTATTGATAGTAATGACAACTTGAACGCTGCTGCTAAAACATGTGCGTACTACATTCTAGGTATTTTGTCACAAAAGACAGACCGTAGGATGGGACTTCAATTAGAGGTCAAAGGATCGCAAGCTTACGCGCATTACAGGGATTTCTTGATGCTAGCTGTCAACAATCCTGCTTTTGTCGATTATTCTCCAATTCCTTATCAAAGCCTCGATACCACTCAACGAGATATGTTGGAAGAGTTTGTCTCCGACTGGAACCGTTGTTATTATAATGGAACTCAGAGTCAAGCCATGGCTGTTGCAGCGGACATCGGACCTAATGACGGTTCGCGTTACGGGCCTTTGGGAAGTAATTCCGCAGGCTGGGAAGTGCCATGAGCGCAGCTTCCGAATTCGACAATATGATCCGGGAGTTCTTTAACGATGACGCTCTATTCGGAACTTACATCCAATATGGCACTCCTGTGTATGACACCACAACCGGAGAGAGTACAACCTCTGAGACTCAAATTCCTGTGCAATTAATCTTCCTAGATTTTGACAGAATGGTGAATGGGCAGTCTTCAAAGTTTGGCACTGACATCCTGCAAGGCGATAAAGATTGCTATATGTATCCCACAAATAAGGCCGATGTTCTTGCTCCTCTGCTCGTACCTAATCCAACAAGTGATCGTATCACCGTAGCAGGCGTAACGTACAAAATTGTAGTCATGAAAGAGGCCAATCCTCAGATGAATGCGCCCCTGTTATATAACTTTATGTTGCGCCGCTAAGCTATTGACAGTGGACAAATATGGTGTATAATACTCTCTATAAGAAAGGAGCATATGTCTCTTTCACACGGAATAAGTAAGTTCGCCACAAAGGCAACAATACAAGCTTCTTCTAGTACGAATAAAATAGTACGAGAATATTTTGTAAAGCATGTAGACTACTCCCCAAGTAAGAACAGCACTCCTGAAGCTTACTACTCCCAAGGAACCTTGATTAATAATTGGTTCCCTTCTATCGGAAAATCCCCAAGTAAAGCTATTGACTCTACACAAGACCATTCTGGTTCTGCAAGTATTGGGCGGATTGACGCTATGCTTGCTCAGAACCCTTTTTGGGGAAATGACAATACAGTTACTCTGGCGAATAACGTAAGCTACGCCTACAGGGCCGATAAAGTAGGTTGGCCTCGTGGACTAGATGCTGCAACAGGTTGGAACTGGACAGGTAATGTCGGCCCGTACATGATGACGAGTTTAGCTAAAGCTTACATTATGGGGTACAAAACATGATTACGGTTCGCGCAGAATTAGAAACAAAACTTAAAGCTTTTGCTGATGCACAAGTTCCGATTCTACCGATTGCTTTTGAGGACTCCCCCTTCACTAAGCCTACAAACTCCCCATTCCTTGAATGTGTAATTGTTCCTGCTATCACTGTCAATGTTACTGTTGACGGTAATCGTATCAGAGAACTTGGAGTTATGCAAGTGAATGTTTGGTATCCCTCCGGGCAAGGTGCTGGCAAGGGTGAAGCACTAGCAAACAAAGTTATCGCCCACTTCCCTGTTGTCCCTATTTCTGGAACAGTGAGTATAACACAAACTCCGTTCAAGTCAAGGGCAATCAAGGATGAGAGTGGCTGGAGAATTGTTCCTGTCACAATTAATTATCGCCAAGAAGGCGAAGTTGTTCCCACCTGACGGTGGTCACACATTTAAGGAAATCAAATGGCTGCTATTCAAAATACTCAAAAAGGCGTCCCCGGCGCAATCAATCCTGCCCAAGTCACTCTTGGCACTTCTGGCGACACTCTGTCATATGTAGCTAATGCAAGTCAAGAACTTATTCTGACGAATACGAGCGTTAGTGCTGTTGTGGTCACAATTGATGGGGCAGGCGGTACGACAATTGCTGTTCCCGGCACAGGTGGTGCAGTCTTCTCAGTCGCTTCTGGTTATGCCGTCACGGTTCCTGCAAGTGGTATGTCAGTCGTTCAGTTGGATTCCATTAGCAGCTTCTTGCAAGGTGTTGTGGCAATTTCAGCAGCAACAGGTGCAGTGGTCAAAGCTGCCATCATTCAATAAAGGTTGCAAATGGGTCGAAAGCTTACCACAGAGGAATTTATTCGAAGAAGTAAAGTAATAAATGGTGCTAAGTTTTCATATGATAGGACAGTTTATAAGAACCGTAGGAGCTTGGTTACTATTACTTGTCCTGTGCATGGTGACTTTGAACAAAATGCTGATTCTCATATGATGGGGAGAGGTTGTGATAAATGTAGTCCTACTTACAGTCCAACTACAGAGGAATGGGTTGAGAAAACCCGAGAGATTCGGGGAGACTTTTATGACTATTCTTTGGTTGACTACTTAGACAAGATTACGAAAATCAAGATCATTTGCCCATTACACGGCATTTTCCATCAGACACCTGACAACCATCGACAAGGGCAGAATTGTCCTGATTGCGCTAAATCAGGTTTCAAAAGTGGGCGGCCCGGATCGTTGTATGTACTTGGTTGCGGTGATGATTACACCAAACTCGGAATAACTAACCGCACTGTTAAGAAAAGGTGTGGTCTAGTCTCAAGAGACTCCGGACTAAATTTTGATGTTCTATTAGAGCTTAAGTTCTTTGAAGGCAAAACGGCCTTAGATATAGAGACAATAGTTCTGCGTTATCTCAGGAAAACCTATAAGAATATCAATAAAACTTTTGACGGTTACACAGAAACATTTGTGGATGTTGACCGCTCCGATCTGTACCTAAAAATTACAGAGACATTTGGAGAGATAATCTCCGCAAATAAAACTTAACTATAAAGAGGTACCCAAAATTGCTACTCTAGCCTTCCCCAGTGCAGGTTCAAAACTGTACATCTGCACTTCCAACGCTGTTCCAGCAACCTTTGACGCTGCGGGCTTTGCTGCCCAAACTTACGTTCAAGTCAAAGAACTGACCAACATTGGTGTTATCGGTAAAGTGTTCTCGCTGATTACACACGAACCTGTTGCCGATCCGACAACATATAAATTTAAGGGTACGTCGAACTCAGGTCAACTGGCTCTGCAAGGTGCTTATGCTCCTAGTGATCCGGGTCAAGCTAAGCTTCTGATCGCTCTTGATGATCCACTGGCTTACTCGTTTAAGCTGACAATTGGTGGTGGTGCTACAGGTCTGCCACAAGCTACTCTGTATTTCCAAGGTCAAGTTATGTCTGCTCCAATTAACGTTGGCTCGGTCAACCAGATTACTTCGTTCGATACGAACGTGGAAATTAGCGGTAACTTCTACCAAGCAGCGTAAACAAATTAGCCACTTAGTAGAAATACTTGGTGGCTTTAATTTTCAACACTACGGGAATTGCGGACATTTATCCGCTTCCCATCTAGTGTATCTTATGAAGGATACACATGCCACCTAGACTTACAACAGAAAAGTTTAAAGAGAATATTATAAAGATTCATGGAGACAGGTATGACCTCTCCAGAGTAGTTTATGAATATGCTCACATAAAAGTTACAGTGGGTTGTTATGAGCACGGTGATTTTGAAACCCGGCCTAACAGTCTGCAACAAGGTTATGGTTGCCCTGTCTGTGGAGACATTCAGTGTGGCAAATCTCAGACCAAAACACAAGAACAGTTCTTGGTTGAGATGATAAACCATTACTCAGATTTGTATGATTTCTCTAATTCAATTTACACCAAAGGTAAGAATAAGATCAGTTTCGTTTGCTTAAAACACGGTATTGTGGAAACGACAGCACAGAATCTCTGTGAAGGTAATGGTTGTCCTAAGTGTGGTTTGGAGCGCATTGGCCCTACTCAAGCAAAAACTAAAGAAAAATTTGTAGAAGAGGCTGAGGAAGAACACGGTATTGGTACTTATGATTATTCAGAATTTGAGTATATCTCTGCTAAAGACGCTGGAAAGATAAAATGTAATCGTTGTGATTATACCTTCAGTCAGACTCCTTGTACACATTTACGAGGTTGTGGTTGCACCAGATGTAACAAATCTGGGTTTAGTCAAGGTAAGCCTGCATCTCTCTATGTGTTGAAATCTAATGAAACTATCAAGATAGGGATCACTAATAAACGCCCTGAAAGCCGCCTGCGAGAAATAAGAATGTCATCAGGAATACCTTTCGAAAAAGTTGCTATTTATGAGTTTGACGACGGTAATCGCGCAAGAGATATAGAACAGAAACAATTATCGAATTTAAGGATGAATTTTAAATCACCTGACTACAAATTCGACGGATATACAGAATGCTTCGTGGATGTAACACAAGAAGACTTTATTAAACTAATTTCAAAACTAGACTCTGAATACAGAGCTTAAATCGCGGAATTCCGCATAATCTACCAAAGGAAATATAATCATGGCAAATTTTAACATTAACGCACTCGCGCTGCAAGATACAACTGTACTGCACCTGCAAGGTCCAGATGGCACTTACCTCTATGCTGATGAAGCTGAGAAAGAGCCACTGGAAATTGAAGTGTACGGCCGCTCGTCCAAGCAGATGCGTAACTACCTGATCGGTGCGGAGAAGAAAAAAGCTAAGCGGGGCAAGCGGGTTGCTACCCCCGAAGAGTCCCAAGAAGACAATGCAGAATTCTTCGCTGCAATTACTAAATCTATTCGTAATTTCGATTTGGGTAACGGCCCGCTGACCACTCAGGCACACTTCAAAGAACTGTACATGAACCCTGCACTGTACTGGATCACCGACATTCTTAGTGAAAATCTGGGAAATACGGAATCTTTTATGCAGAAGTAAAAGAAAACCTCTCCCGGTATGTTCGTCACAGTGCTTGGCTTAATGCCACTCCAGACGGTCAGCCGGGAGAGCCTAAATCCCGAAGAGAGCAACGTGCCGCTAATGATCCTATCCTAGAACCCCCACAACTGTCAAGCTACGAAGAGTATCTTGTAGGTTTGTGGAGAGAAGCTGGAACAGTGTCACAAAAAGGCATGGGAATAGACGCTCTCGATTGGGATGTTCTCATTGCTTGGTCTGAGCGCTTCTACTCTGAAACAGTAATTGAATGGGTAAAGAACCCTGAGAATAAACGTCACAAGCCTGTTCCAATAGTTATTAAATATTGCACACTCCCTGACATTGATTTACAAATGATTCGTCAGATGAGTCAAGAGTATTGTTGGATGGCGCAAGAAGCTACAGACCCTCGTTGTATGTGTCCTTTGGATATAGAAGATTTAGCTGAAGTAGAACTCACTGAGGATGAAGAAGAAGCAATGGCAGATGACATTCTTACGAGAATGAAAGCCATGGGTTTCCACCTAGAATCATAAAGGAATAACATGGCAGCAGACATCACATCGTTAATTGTAGAAGTAAAATCAGTAGGAATTAAGGAGGCGTCTACGGCGCTTTCTGGCCTTGGCACGTCCGCAGCTAACGCAGAACGTCGCATCAACTCCCTTATCGAAGCTACAAAGAAGATGAACGTGGCTAATGAGTTGGCTGCTAAATCAACTCAAAGCATTGTAACACGTCTGCGCGAGCAAGATGCATTACTCGGTAACATGGCTGCAAATTCACGTGTAGCAGCAAGAGGTACAGCAGACTTAGCAGCAGCTATGACTTTGCTCTCCACGTCACTCAACTTAATGAATCAAAACTTGCAACGTGCAGAAGTTGTCCAGCGCCGCCACAATAATGAGATGCGTGAAGCTCATGCACTCGCACGAGGCTTGTCAGGCTCGCTAGGCGCTCTGTGGCTGACGTATGGTAACTTTGCTGGCATGGCTGTAGGCTTGGCAATTGGAGCTTCCCTGAAGGGTATTGTGACTGTTGGTGTGGATGTTGAGCACACTCTTGAAGGTATCCGTGTTCGCGGTAATGAAACTGTAGAGTCTATTAAAAATCTTCGTGAAGTTGTGCAAGACTTGGGTAAAGGTGTGTACGGACCACAAGAAGTTGCCAAAGCACTTGAAACTCTGGTTCTGGCGGGTTTGAATGCAAGTCAGGCTGCTTCATCAATTGGTGCAGCTTTAAATCTTGCAACAGTTGGTGGAGTTAGTATTGAGAAAGCTGCAACCACTCTGGTATCCGTTGGTACGGCTGTAGGTTATGTGGCAGAAGGTTTTGGACGCGTAGGGGATGTGATTGCTAAAACAGCAGCATTGTCCATGTCTTCAGTTGAGAGTTTGTCAGAAGCATTTAAGTCTGCATCGTCAGTAAATCGTCTGTATGGTGTTTCACTGGAAGATATCGGTACAAGCTTGGGTGTGTTGTCTAATCTGGGCATTAAAGGCACAGCAGCAGGTACGGCGCTGAAGAACTTCTATAAAGAATTGGCAGCAGAGTCTGATAAAGTTGGTGGCACATTCCGAGACATGGGAATTACACAAGCCATGTTGAAAGACACAGAGGGCAATTTTAAACCTTTGTTAGAAGTTGTTGAATTAGTTGATGGTGCGCTTAAATCTCTCAGTGCTAGCGAATCTAAGTTGGCGCAAGGCCGTATTAGTAATGAACGTGGTCAACGCTTGCTTACACAGTTGCTTGGTGAGTACAACACAGAGCTTGGTAATGGCGAGAATGCTCTTGAGCGATTCCGCAAGAATGTAGATAACAGTTACGGCTTTGCGGCTAAAGGTGCTGCACAGATGGCTTTGACAGCCAAGAGCCAAATTGATTCTATGTTCAACACATTGAAATCAAGCTTTGCAGATACTTTCACAAGCATTGAGCCAGAGTTGATTGCCTTTACGGCTCGAATGAAAGGTATCTTTAACTCAAAAGAATTTAAAGATGGTATTATTGGATTGGCAGAAAGTTTTGCCTCTTTGGCAATTTCGGTTGCAGAAAATTTACCTTTGTTGGCTAAATTGGCAGCAACTTTTGTGGCAATTAAAGTTGCGCTGGGAATTGTCCCATTACTCCAGATGTTGCCGGGAATCTTTGCCTCTATCACTACTGCGGTTGCGGGTCTTGCAGCGGGGACAGTAACCCTGACTACCCTTTTCCCTCCTTTGTTAGCTGTAGTTGGTGCAGCGATTGTTGCCCTTACAGCTTACAACTTGTTGAAGGGTGGTGGGGAAGCGGACCGTTCTGCAAAGAATGCTGAAGCTTACAGCAATGGCTATCTGGAAGGTTTGATTAAAGAAGCAGAGCATCTGGAGAAAGTGAACTCCAAGATGAAGGATCGTAAATCACTGTCAGAAATCAATGCTGAGATTGAGAAAGATGAATCTCGTAAACGTATGATTCAGTTGGATCAACTCGCAATCAAAGAAGCTGAAGCAAATCTGGCAAAAACAAAAGGTAACTTTGATGTCTCTGCTGCGCTCAAAGCAACAAACGAATTAGATCGTGCTCGTACTAAAGCTGCAAACAATCTTAAACTTGTCTCTGCTGCGGAAGAAGCTCTTTTCAATCAAGCTAAGAAGAACAAAGAACTGACTGAAGCTATTGCAAAAGAAAATCGCAAAGTTGAGCAAGATGAACCTACCAATAAGTTGTCCGGCAAGGTTGATGGTGCAGCGATGAATGACCAGTATGCAGCCTCAATTGCTAAACTTAACGCTCAAGTAAAAGCGGCCAAGAAGGACATTCAAAACTTTGATGATATGCTCAACAGCAGATTCAAAGCTGGTGAAATGGGCAAGCTGCAAGTTATCCGCGACAGCACTAAAAACCAGCTTGAAGAATACGCAAAGATTGACGATGCCCTTAAGAAACAAATTACTATAGCTTCAAAAGGTAAGAACAAGCAGGCTGACGTAGAGCGTTTCTCAGGTTTGCAAGAAGCTAACACAGAGGCCATCGAGCAAGCTAAACGCAAAGCTGCACAAGAAACTGATGTGTACATTTCTGGCCTTCGTCAAGATGCTGCCAAAGAACAAGTTAAGCAGTTTGAAGAAGAGGGTAATTTTGTAGCTGCCGCAGCACTTCGTTGGAGTACAGAATACGCTCCAGCCGTTAAAGCTGTGCAGAAAGATTTCGAGAAGTACGGTGACACAATCCCTGAGATTGGTGAACGTCTGAGGCAGCTTGAAGAATTACAAGCTTCCGCAATGGACAGTGCTCGTGTCAAGGAACTTTCGAAAGAATATAACGTTCTTGCATTGGAAATTGGTAACACCCTCAAAGGAGTTCAAACAGCCTCGGAAGATCAAGGTTTGGCTGCAATGTGGAATGCTGCACAAGACGCCACAGACAAGTATAAAGCCTCTTTGCCAGATTTGCAAGCACAACTTGAAAAACTTAAGCGTTTCGCAGATGCACCAGATGCTTCCACAGGTGACAAGAAAGCTTACGGAGAAGCACTCAATCAGCAGAAATCATTGGCCGAAAAGTATAAGACAATGTGGACAGGAGTTGGTAAATCCATCTCTAATTCCCTGTCAGATGCTTTTGGCAAGAGTGGTAAAGCTGCTGGCGGAATGGTTGAAGCAATTACGAAATACCATAACACTGACAACAAATCGCTTGGTGCTAAAACTAAATTGTATGGTGATTTAGCTAATTCGGCACAAGGGTTCTTCACAGAAGGATCAAAAGGTTACAAGTTGATGGGTGTAGCCAGCCAAGCGGCATCGGCAATTGAGATAGCTTCGTCAATCGCCACTATCGCACCTAAAGTTGCCTCTGGTGTGGCTTCACTGTTTGCACAAGGTGGTTGGGCTGGTTTTGCTGGTGCTGCTGCTTTCTTGGCACTCATGGCAGGATTGGGATTCTCTGGTGGAGGTAGTTCTTCTGCACCACAAACTTCCGAGTTCCGGCAGAAATCTAATGGTACAGGCTCTGTTCTCGGAGATTCCAGCGCTAAGAGCGATTCTATTCAACGCGCTTTGGATGAGATTGCTAAAGACTCAGGATTAGGCTTAGTCCACTTCAACTCAATGGACAAGTCTTTACGTCAGGTTGTAGAAGGAATCAGCGGCGTTTCTAGCTTATTAGTGCGTGGAACTAATCTTTCTGGTCCAGTTGCAGCAGATCAGATGGGATCGGCACAAAAGTTTGCTAATTCGATTGGTGGAGCTTCAATAGGCGAGAAGCTCACTGGCGGCTTGATGGGCAAAGTTATTGGCTCCATCTTCGGCGGTAAAAAATCTGTAGAAGATGTTGGTATCAAGATCGATAAAGGTTCTCTCGCAGAACTTCTTAAAGGTGTTACAGCTTCCCAATACACTGATATCAAGAAAAAAGGTGGCTTATTCTCAAGCGATAAGTATTCGACAGAGACAAAAGGGCTTGGTGACGAAATCAATAGCCAATTCACTATGATTATCAAAGGTTTGTCAGATACTGTAACCGGTGCTGCAAACACATTGGGCATTGGTGGAAAAGCTTTTGAAGACAAGTTGAAAACATTTGCAATCAATATCGCGGAAATCTCCACCAAAGATATGACTGGTGAAGAAATCTCAGCAGCACTTGAGTCAGCCTTTGCAAAACTTGGTGATGATATGGCACAGTTTGGTGTAGCAGGATTGGCGGATTTCCAGAAAGTTGGCGAAGGATACTTGGAAACTCTGGCACGTGTGGCTAACCAGCTTGTTCAAGTGCAAGATGTATTTGCTGTGCTTGGCATCTCTATGACTTCCACAGGTATTGCAGCAGTTGAGTCTTCACAGAACTTTATAGCTTTGTTTGGAAGTATTGACAAGCTGACAGAGAGCACTTCCTACTTTGTTGATAATTTCCTTTCTGATGCTGACAAGTTGAAGCCTATTCAAGAGTCCCTGACTAAAGAGATGAATCGTTTAGGGCTAGCATCAACTGACACGATGGAGAAATTTAAGAATCTTGTGCTTGCACAGGACTTGAATACTAAATCTGGTCAAGAGATGTATGCTGCTTTGATGAATGTCGCTCCAGCATTTATTGCAGTATCAGAAGCTGCTAAAAATGCGTCGGATGATCTTATAGAGTCTTCTAAGAATTCAGCTAACAACGCTTTTGATTCACTCAGCTTAGCTGTTGATAAGGCTAAAGATAAAGCACAAAAAGCTTACGATGCACAAGCAGCCATTTTAAATGCTCAAGTAACATCGCTGACAGAATCAAGAAAAGCTATTACCGAACTCTCAAGCTCGTTGGATAGTGCTTTCAAAACTGTCACTGGATTTGCAGAAAGCACGTTTGCAATGTCTCGCAAACAAGCTCAAACAAATCTTGATGCTGCGCTATCTACTGCAAGAAAAACGGGTAAGTTGCCTTCAGCAGATGAAATGAAAGATACATTAGCATCTTTGAGTAAAGACCCAGCGGATTCATTTAGCTCGTATTCAGACTATATCAAAGATATTGGAATAACAGCAGGCAAACTTTCCAATCTTAATGATATCACCAAGGAACAAGGTAGTGCTGTTGATAGGCAATTGGACGTAGCTAAAAGTCAATTGGTTCTTGCTAAAGAAACTTTGGATATGCAAAACGCTAAGTTTGATTCTATCCTCAATGCAGCACAAATGCAACTGGATGCTATGAATGGTACGACTGTCGCTATTATGGATTTGAAGACAGCTTTGATATCTTTCAACAGTGCTGTGGGTGGGGCCATTGGTGCTCAGCAGCAGGCAGGTGTTGTTGGGAGTAATGGTAAGCCTATTGGTTCTGGGATTGCCTCTGACGCTGAAATTGCGGCTCTTTATGAAAGTATCTTAGGTAGAAAAGCAGATTCGGCAGGGTTGGCTTTCTGGTCCAGTCAGAGAACTTCTACATCACAAATCGCTGCCGACTTTATGAAATCACCAGAGTATTTGGCTAAACATCCTGACGGCTCTCATGCGGGCGGTTTAGAAAAAGTACCGCGTGATAATTATATTGCTCGCTTGCACAAGGGTGAAAAAGTCCTGACTGCACAGCAAGCAGAAGCATCACGCAATGGTGGGGATTCTGCGACGGTAGTTGAAGCTATTGAGAAATCCAGTGAGTTGAATATGCAAGTTATATCAGAGATGCAGGATGATATTCGTAAGCTGTACAAACGATTTGTTGATGTAACTCCAGAAGGAACGGCAGTGCAGACAACATCAGTGTAACTAAGAAGGGAGCTAGCTCCCTTCTCTTTTAAGGAAACCTATGGACGTAACCGTTCCAAAAACAATCAGTGCTACTACGTTCACTAGGGCGTCTTTGGCAAGCTACGTCAACAGCACAGGATCGCTCTCGTATGCGGCGAATAATATACTACGGCTGGGGTATGACCCAGCAAATCTCACAGCACCCCCAACACCGATATTAGAATCACTCGAAACAAACTTCTCGAATTATTCAGAAGATTTGCAAGGTGGTTATTCTACGACTGGCTTAAATATCGGGTATCACGCAACTAAAGCTCCTGATGGAACTTACACAGCACATCGGTACGTGGAAACTGCTGAGAACTCTCTACATACACTCTCACGAACACTCACGGCTACAAACCCTGTGACGTTTTCTGTATATGCTAAAGCTAAAGAACGTAATAAAATATACATACGTTTAAATTCTGGAACAGGTTCGGATCAAACCACAACTTTTGATTTAACCTCTGGAACTTACTCTATCATCAGTAACGCTGCACCCATAGGTACTGCTAGTATTCAAGCTTTAGCGAATGGTTGGTATAGGTGTATAGTGAGCCAGCCATCTAGCGGAGGTACAATCTCTTTTGGTATTTATAATGGTTCCACTACTTACACTGGAGATGGAATCTCTGGACTGTATTTGTGGGGAGCACAATTAGAGAGTGGTGATATTTCTAGTTACATCCCTTCCGTCCAAACTTACGTGTCAGGGGGTGGTACTAGGTACAGGGTAAATTCCGCAGGATTGCTGGCAATTTCTACGAATGTTGCAAGGATGGATTACACTCCTGATAATCTAGCTCTTCTACCTAAGTTACTGGTAGAGCCTTCTGCTAGGAATTTGCTTGTACAGTCTAACAGTCCGCAGGATGCAGTGTGGACTAAATCACTTGTGAATTTAACCCAAAACGGCGGCACTGGTACAGACCCTACTACAATGAACAATGGGGGTTTTGTTACAAGTAACACCACATCTGGAATAATAGGTTACATTGGTCAGTCGTGCACTGTGGTAAATGACTCTAGTATGAAGATATTTTCTGTGTTCGTCAGAAAAAACAGTGGGTCGATAGTAGGACTCTCGGTTGAATACGCAGGAGGTGCAACACCGACAAGTGCTGGCATATCTTTGAACCCATCAACAGGTGTCACGAATACTACAACTTTATTTTCTAGCCCAGTTTATCTCAATCTCAAAAACTACCCATCTGGTTCAGGTGGAATTGGTTGGTGGAGGTTGTCTATTGGTGTGCCTAACAATAGTACTGGGAATACCACAGCAGTTGTTAAATTTTGGCCTTCTGTAAACAATGACGGATCAACATCGTGGACAGGTGGAAACTCAGCTAATGCTTGTGTTGGATGGGGTATGCAATTTGAAGAAGGTTATTGCGAGACATCACCTATTATATCCGTATCAAACGCGCCAAGTCCCATAGCTCCTGCTGATGTAACAACATCAGTCAATGGTGTTAGACAACCTGATGTATCAACATTTGGTTTGATATATTCAAACATAGCAGAAAATGATTTTCCTGTCTGGTCAAACATTACGAATTATGCAGTGGATGTATCAGGCAACAACTCTGTAATATTCAATCACGTAAAGTATGCTTCTCTACAAGCATCTAACATTGCTCATCAACCTGACACAAGCCCTACTTGGTGGTCTGTTATAGGTGCTACAAATGCATATGCGATGTTTGATAGTCAAGTAGGTACTCAGACTACAGGTGCTGTAGCTGGGCATATATACACTTGGATTCAAATAAATAGTCTGTCTAGTCTAAATTTTGTGAACGTCAGCGCTGACACGATCACTGTGAAAATATTCTCTAACTATGTGCAGGTCTATTCTAAAGTAATCGACTTTACAGGTAGGGGTATACCTATCACGGATTATTCCCTCACTGGATTACCTACGTATACTGATGCGTATGTGTTAATTGACGTATATTCAGCGAATGCTGCACCTGCCATTGGTAACTTTGTTGTGGGTACAGAATATCACTTAGGCTCGACAGAGACTAGTCCAACTATTGGTGTTACAGATTATTCCATAAAAACTATGGATGCTTTTGGTAATCCTACACTCACGAAGAGGGGTTATGCTAAAAGGATGAACACTAAGCAAATGTTGGAAGATGCCGACGTTGATAAGACAGCACGATTGTTGGCGAGCATCCGCGCAACAGCTTGTGTGTGGAATGCCAACACAACTTTAATGGATAGAACTAGTAATAAGAAGTCTTCCTTAATTGTCTACGGTTATTACAAAGATTGGGAAATCAATGTAGCTTATACCACGAAGAGTTATTTGACAGCAACTATTGAAGGCTTGTTGTAAGGTGGTAGTAGGGCAATCTTCAATCATTATATTTTACATTAAACAAAGGACTATATATATGCCAGTAGAAACACTTAGTTGGCTTTTCCCCGGACTGTTATTTATCTTAACAGTTCTTTTTAGCACCGTATGGTTTTTTGCAAGACAAGAGATACAAGACTTAAAAAACTCAGATACCAGCAACCTCGATAGATTCCTAAAAATCGAATCTAAACTTGAAAAAGGATTGAGTGAGATGAGGGATGAAGCCAAGCATCTAGTAGAGAAATCACAGGCCAGAGCAGATAGGGATATTGAATTGTTGCGGGCAGATATGCGTGAACAGATGGCTCAAATGAGGGAAGCACTGCGAAGCACCGAGACAAATATTTTGAACCAGTTGAATTTGCTTTTTAGGGCAAACAACATCGGCAACAACTCCTAATTAAATATTGAGGTCGCACTAAGACGACCCTTTTGTAATTCTACCCTAAAGGAACAATGATATGACTGAAATTATTTTAAATGAAACGGCTGTAAAGATTGCCACAAAACTTGTGAAGCTTTCTGAAGGTTGTTACCTGAAGGCTTATTGCGATCCAGCGTCCGATCTTGCACAGGCTATCCAAGCTCACAATCAGTGGAACGCGTACCTGCAAGGTAAATGGGCTGTACCTAAAGAGTGGGAATATCTCAAAGCCACCCCTTATACTTGTGGCTTTGGTGAAACACAAGGGGTTACCAAGAACACTGTGTACACTCAACAAGAAGCTGATACAAAGCTTGACAAGCGTGTGCGAGAGTTTATGACAGCAGCTATTAAGGCCACTCCTGCATTGGCTACGTTCTCTCCTGAGAGACAAGCTGCCATTACCTCACTCGTCTACAATATTGGAATCACAAATTACATTAAATACGACATCAGTAAGCGTGTGCAAGCTAAAGATCATATTGCTGTATTTAATAAATTCAATCAATATATTATAGCAAACGGTAAGCCTAACGATGGATTGAGGAATCGTCGCAAGCGTGAGGCGGATTTGTATGCTTCTGTAAAGGGATAATATGAACAAGATTAGAGGAGCTTTTAAATCTCTTACAATGTGGGTCAATGGTTTGTTCCTAGCAGCTTTCCCTTTCGCTAATGATATTGTGTCAGGTGTTCAAGATAATCTCCCACAGATGGCACAATATGTCCCAGATAACATATTTAAAACTGTCGGGATGGTTGTGGTTGTATTCAATATTTATCTTCGTGTTCGTACTAAACAGTCTCTGGAAGTTAAAGGTGAGAAGGATGTTTAATCTCGTTGGAATACAAGCCAAGATTGCTGAGTGGTTGATTGTGATTGCTGTTGTGGCAGGGGCTGCTTGGTTCACTTATAACGCAGGGTACAACTCAGCAGATGACGCTTGGAAGGTTGCTCAGGCAACTTCAAACCAGAAAGCACAAGCACGCTATGAAGAAGTGGCTACGAAGCTTGAGAACACTAAAGCTGAACGTATTATCCAGACTAACACAATTACCAAGATTGTTCCTCAGATTGTTGAAAGAGAAATATACAAGAATGTGTGTATTGATGAGCAAGGATTGGCCGTAGCTAACAAGGCGCTGAAAGGGGAAGCTTATGAAGCGCCTAAATAAGATTGTTGCTGTGCTTCTGCTAATTAGCGTTGGAGGCTGCGCATCTAATAAGCCAATCCCAAATGCTAAAATCCCTGCATCACTCCTAGTTCAATGCGAACCGTTGGAGCAATTGCAGGGATTAACTGGCAAAGATATGTTGACCAATATAACTAGTAACGCAGCAATCTACCATCGTTGTGACGATTCTCACAAGGCATTGATAGACGCTGTAAAAGACAAGTAACACGTAAAGATATTCTTTCTGGTAGAAAGATTTTACCCACTCCCTGAGAAGGTTGTGGGCTTTTTGCGTTATTTACCGTGACGTTCTGTATAAGGTTGACCTTCCTCGATTAGTTGAGCAATCATTCTTTGCCTATATTCTACAGCCATCTTAAATGCTGGCAAAAGTCCGAACTTTTTGGTAGAAAAGTGCTTGCGACAATTCTTGCAATTCTCATCCTTGTAGTAACCCATAACGTAAAGAACTCCGTTATTAGTAGTCGTGAATCCAACACCCGTGACGCCTGTGCTATTACACTTGTACATATTTTTATTTTTACAATTAGTCTTATTGTCCACCGGCCTGAGATTCTCTATTTTATTGTTGTTTTTAATTCCGTCAATGTGGTCAATTTGCAAGTCAGTTTGTCCGTAGAAAATCTCCCAGACAAGGCGATGGACACAGCGACTCGTGTGATTGGCTGAGACCTTCAGATATCCTTTATTATGATCGTGGTAACCTGCTATATCACCTTTGTTATGCTTGAGAATACAACCATCTCTGCCTGACCTAATTTCCTTATTCCACCTCAGACCAGTGGGACTATTTGCATCATAATAAAACCATTCGTGCACATCAAATTCTTTCATAAATCCCCAATACTAAAAGCCCCGACAGGGGCAATTGATTAACAAAAATAGATTAGTTGAGAACTTCTTCCAGTTCTTCAAATAATTCTGCCTTGGCTAGCACATCATCTACCTTATCTTTTGCGCGACTAGATAGGTATTGTTTCATCTGAGCACTCTTATAATCAGTACCTTTGACCATAGCTTTTACAGCCAAGCCAATATCAGTTTTCAGATCTTTAATTTCACGTACCAAGTCTGGTTCTTTGTTCTCCACATAAGCTTTCATCTCTTCTTGAATAGCTTTGATTTCGGCTTTTTTCTGAGTTAGAAAAGTTTGGTCCGCTTCCCATTCTTTAAGCACTTGAGATTTAGTATCAAGAGCGCGCAGACTTGGCAGAACTTCTTGTGCGTAGGATTGCAGGGTGATGTTATTGGTGGTCATTGTTATTCCTTAGTTAGATTTCAAAATCATTTTATACACAGTTTTCATCCCATTGCAGATTACCCAAGTGTACAGAGCCACAGCCATCACAGTAATTGTGACAGTTCCACTTACGATAATCACTAGCAATGCAATGAAGGCTAGCGGGATAGTGATTAGCAATGAAGCTAATTGTTTAAGTTGTTTCATAGTTCTCCTTATTGTGAGAAGCTCATTGTATAGAGTCTTCTCCCGTTTGTCAAGCTTTAGTATTCCCACTCACCTGTCAGGGAGTCTTTGCTGTAGGCAGTGATAGTCGCTTCAAAGAAGTTGCCAAACACACCATCGCCAGTGATTTCCTCAATAAACGGCAAAGGGTTCTCAGTGATACCAAACTGCGGTTTGAATCCCATCTGCTGCATACGGTAGTCACAGATAAGCCGGATGTAGTCTTTCAAGTCTTGTTTAGAGAGCTTGTCAGGAACATCTACAGAGTAGCAAAGATCAATGTTTGCATCTTCAATCTCTACAACTTTACGCGCCGTGTTGTAAATAACCTTCTTGAATTCTTCATTTACAATCGAAGGATTTTCATCAATAAAGATTCGGAACAACTCTGCCAAACCCTCAACGTGCATTGACTCATCAATTACACTCCACTGGTTGACGCTCACCATTCCGGGAAGTTGACCCAGCCGTGAGAAGTTAAGCAGCATAGCGAACGATGCAAACAGATTAACACCTTCCATCAAGATTTGCTTTGCAAGATATTCAGCCTTGTTCTTGTTAGAACGCAAGTCAATGTCTTCAATCATGAAATCATGCTTGTCCTTCATCTCTTTGTAAGAGAGGAATTCTGACATGAACTCCTGACTATCGTAACCCAATGTTTCGTTAAGTCGTTTGTACCCATACATGTGAGTTGTCTCACGCCCAGCAAAGGATAACAACATGATACGAGCATCAGCGTTCTTAAACACTGGCAAAAGCTTCTCAACGTATCCAGCACAAACATTCGTATCAGCTTGGGTAAAGCCTCGCAAAATCATCTTGATATACTGCTTCTGCCCTTCAGTGATTGTGCCGTCTTTCCACTGTGCTACATCAGTAGACATGTCGGCTTCATCAGGTAACCAATGTGCGCGCTCATGCTTGTCATACACTTCCTTCAACTTATGATACTTAGGGACGAAAATTGTTGTAGCTTCTGTAATCTTATTCATATCATCCCTCGCACGAAAGACATTCGCCAGTGTCAGACCAATCAACCAATGCTTTACGTTCAATCACTTTAGCATTGTCACTATTACCTTCTCGCTCGCTTCTGTAATAATACATCGTGTAGACATTAGGACTTTTCAGAAACTTAAGGTGGATGCTGTTTGCATACTTCTTAGTGCTGCCAAACGGAATGTACACATTCAGTGACTGAGCCTGCCCGTGTTCCCCCATGATAGCCCCACGATGCTCTGCAAGCTCAACGATCCAATGTTGGTCCATTTCCATAGCCACTTTGAAAACAAGCTTCTCGTGATCTGTAAGGTACTCTAAATGGTCAACACGTCCCTCGTTGTCCTTGATACTCTTCCATTCTGCATCATTATCTTTACCATACTTCTGCAACACTTTGGCAAGATGCATGTTCTTCACAACAAAATTACCAGCCTTCGTACTCTTCAAGAAGATGTTACGGAAATAAGGCTCAATTGTTGGTGAAGTATTCAGCAAATCCGAGTTGTTTGCGTTAGGAGCCAAAGCAAACAGACGAGAGTTTCGCAAACCTGTGCCTTTCATATCTTCCGGCTCGCCGCGTTCAATAGCAAGTTGCCGACTGCCCGCCACGCCACGTTCAGTAATATGTTTAAACAAGATGTTAGTGTGCTGCACAGAACTGTTGAAACCGCCACCTTCAAACGGAATACTCTTACTCTGGAGATAACCGTGGAAACCCATAGCACCAATTCCAATTGCACGCTCCCTTGATGCACTATACTTAGCACGACTAATTGTATCAGGAGCCAAGTCAATGAAGCTTTGCAGGACATTATCCAAGAAACGTACAAGGTCTTCTACGATATTGCTATCTTTCCACTCGTCAAACTTCTCCAGATTCAAACTACTCAAGCAGCACACAAAGCTTCGTTCTGCATTAGTAGGCAAGGTGATTTCCGTACACAGATTGGAGCCACGAATTTCCAAACCTAAATCCTTCTGGGATTGTGGCAGGTTACGATTTACTGCATCAATCTTCAACAGGAATGGCTCACCAGTGAGTGCACGAGTTTCCATGATTTCTTCCCATACTTTACGTGCTGGCAGAGTTTCAAATACTCGACCAGAGTGAGGGCATTTCAAATCATAATCTTTGTTCTGCAATACAGCATCAATAAACACATCTGTGAGATTGACCGCTACGTGAAACTGCTTACGGTTGTCACTGCGGCGTTTGGTATCACCCCCCGGAGTACGGAAACGGATGTGCTCAATGATGTCTGGATGATCTACATCCAAGTATGCACAAAGTGCTGCACGTTTGCTTTTACCTTGTTGGAAGTATGCAATAGCACTGTCCATCATCTTCATATAAGGGATTGGACCGACAGCCTTGCCACCAATACCACGAATGTCCATGTGGGCTGCTGTGCCACCACCCATCATACAAAGTTCTGCAAGTTCTTGAATAACGCTTACTTGACCTTTAGCCGTATCTGGTACATTAAAGGCGAAGCAATTGATAGGTTGACCATAGAACTTCTCTTCTGCCACAAAGTCATGAGTACGCCAATCGGTAGGATTCTCCTTCTTTACCCAACTGCCACGCTGACTATTTGACAATACTCGCCCTGCATACATGAACCAGCCTTTTGAAGCATAGTCATAAATGCGCTGAGCAAACTCGTAGTCACCTTGACAGAAAGCTACAGCAGGGCGGGATAAGGCTTGTGATACAGTTTCATCGTCACGCTTGTAAAAGCCATCTACGAGAGTTTTGGAGAACTCAGTGATGTACTCTGGGTCTTCTTGGTGAATCTCAATCCCTTGGTAATTAATTCGTTGCATACTTCTCCTCATAAAATTCTCGTGCTACAGCAAACTCTTTGTACTCTTCTGCTGTCTTAAGAGCACCAGAAGCATTATACACAGGACCACGTATCATAGTCAAGACATCTTGCAGATTCTTAATAATTGCTTCTTGTTCTACCCAGTCATCTTCCAACTGATTTGCTGGGAATAGCGCACGACTCTCGTCAAAGTCAATACTGTCACAGTCATTGAGGTAGTCGTCGAAGTCTCGTACTTTATAAGACAACTCTGCAATCTCTAGCATCAAAGAAGTGTCCAAGTAGCTACTGATAATTAGGCGCTCTGTGATCCCAGCCAAATAGCTATCACGGAAAGCGGAGTCACAGCGCAACTCACCCACGCACCTAAATCCTGTGACCACTTCACCAGCAAGGGTACGATGCTTGTTTGGTACATATACGAAGGGGAAATCATAACAATCCATTCCAATCTGGTAAAAATACTTCTGCATCAACTCATCGTTCTCAATTTGTACCATTTCAATTTCTGACATCTCTGAGAGTTCTGAGACTAATTTCATATCTGTGAGGCTGATGCTAATCACGATTTAACTCCCGGTACTAAGTCATTCAGCACAACTCCGACAAATCCTTCGGGCTTCCGAATCTTACCATTTCCATCTTTAATTACATACACATTATGTTTCTGATTCACAGTTGCAGTATACTCTTTCAAATGTGCACAACCATCTACAAGGCTAGGAAACTTCGACAAATTGTTGTCGCATACCCGTTTGATGGCTTCTTCTACATTGTATCCCATCTTCTCCAACACCGCAAGCTTACCGCAAGCAATGTAGAACTCATCAATTGCGCCGTCGAGTATTTCTACAGGATTGTTCTCTTCTAATGCTGTGATGCTCTCGCTCAGTTCTTCGAAGGCCAGACTGTTATACAGGTCTACGGTTTCATAATCAGGGTTATCTAGAACTCCTGCAATCTCGTGAAACTTATAAACACTCTCGTATGCGTTGCTAATTGCTTTACTTTTCATACTTCATACTCCTTAATAATTTTTACTGTGGTAGGTACACGCCTATTTTGTAGAAGAGTCAAAGCTTTCCTTATACAATTTTCAGCACCCTCTAGCGTTTTAAAATCCCAACTAGGATGCCACTCTGAACATGAAAGGAACTCTGTCGCAAACCTGCCGTTTGATTTCTCCACAATCCTCATGCGAGTGATGCTGTCGAATAATGCCTCTGGTTCCATTAATTCTCCTCAAACGGATTATCTATCATCAAACTCGTGAGCCAATCCTTAAGATTCTCAGAAGCTCTGTATCCATGATTATACAGGAATGTCTCACCTTTCACAATAATATTTTCTTGGGAAATGATTGTCTCATTATTCCAGTCGAATATCGTAGGGAACATTCCCATCTTAATAAAACCTATTTGTCCATTGCTGATGAGGACAGCTTGAATTGGAAGGCCGTGTAGGCTTATTGGGACTTGTTCCATCACATGTGATCCTTTATGTAACCAAGATGCTTTAATTCAAGTGCTTTTCTGGCCTTTACAGCAGAGGCAAAATCATCCTTCTCAAATAACCCGCCTTCATAACGTATCTTGTTTACGTAAAGACCAACTCGCCACTTGTTATGTTGTTCGCTCCAACTTACGCCAGTATAACCAGAAGTGTTGTTACTGAACTTTGTGCGGTTAGTTGCTTGGGTAACTTCGTCTGACCATGTGCAATTCTCTTTACAGTAGTTTCCCATAACATCTTCCCGTTCTAGCTCATAACCCTCTGGACAATCTCCCATGTCTCTGTAGAAGTTTTCAAAGGATTTCCAATCTTCGCTACAAGTAATTCCTTTGTCTCTGTAAGATTGATTGGATGCTTGAGTGTTGTTAGGGTCCGTTCTGCCAATCATCCCTGACCAAGACCTGTAAGCACGAGTCTGAGACAAGCCACCAGCAGTAGAAGAAATCTCACGATTTAGACAACCACAAGACTGACTAGAACCGTTCTTGAGATGACTCTTGTGCACCAACTTAGTCTCTCCACAATCACAAGAACAAATATATCTTATAGCACTCTTGCCGGTACTTGGGTAGATATAGTCCTCACCGCGTACAACAACCAACCATCTGTTGAATCTTTCGCCAATCATAGTGGCATGGCTTCTAGAATAGGTACACCATCAATAATCAAACTAGTCCCAATAATAGGACGTTTCAAATTGGTGTTGTTATAAGCGAATGCGTAACTATCGTCTGCAATCAAGCACCCACTATTCATTGCAAAGAACAAACCGTTAGGATTGGCCCAATACTTCACACCAAAGCTCTCGTGGAAGTGACCACACACATGACTCATGCTCATTGCTTGACTGGTTTTAATCGCTTCAGCGCTCTTACCGTGATGGATATAAACCTTCTGGCCGTCAGGAAGTTCGATAGTCATGTCATGATGCCACTTCCAACCATCGCCAACTTGCAACACTTCATTGTAGCTTTTCAGATAGTGACGTGGAATGCCGTGAGCCTTAGATTTGCGGAACACCATACTACCATGATTACTGTCAATGATGTCCATAACAGGGAACAATTCTTCTACTTGCTTGATAACCGGCAGAGAAGCACGAAGCTCATCGCCAGCACTCATCAAGTCCGGGTCGCTATCATGAAAGCTCAGCGCGTGCTTGTCAAGCTCATCTCCCAAACAAATCACTCGCGTAGGATTATAACGTTCCTTCAACATCTTCAAGAACGGAATAGTGTTCGGATGGTGATATGGAATGTGCATGTCAGAGATGAACAATATACGAGAATTGTCATGGCTCTGTTTAGGTGCAGGTTCTTCGTACATTTCTTCCACACGTGCCTCATCTTTGAATTTGAAATAACTGCGCAGATAGTCACTCACTGTGGACTTTGCCACCTCAAGCTGGATGGCAATGTCACGCCAAGACATCACTTCTGTTTCTGCTAAACGAACTGCTGCAACTTGCCAGTCTTGATTACTCATTCAGTATCCTTAATAAAATATTGATTTTCTTCCCAAGTGTATGCATTACCTGAGTCTTTAGGATAACTCTCAGTGTCATGGTATTTTGCTACAATACTCTCAGGCCACTTCTTGTTACCTGAGAAGTCATTATAAGAGACAAGTGGTGGTTCGCAGATACCTGTCCAATCTCGCACCAGTGGCTCTGGGTAAGACGTAAGAAAATCCAGAAGCTCATTCTTTGAAGCAGGTTTGAAATTAGTCAATCTTATTCTCCCTAAAAATTTCCATCAAAGCAGCTTTACGCTTCTCATCGTTGGTACAGTTATTATACAGGTTTTCTTTCAGTAGTGCAAGAGTTTTCTTCTTATCCTTGAGAGTATCGTTCACAAGAATCTCTAGTGCAGCTTGTTCAACAGTAATCCCTTTAGAACTTGCCAATGTCCATTTTCTGTGACACTCATGGCACAAGCAGCGTAAGTTGTCAGTCTCGCAGAACAACCTCTCAGCGAATGGTCCGATATCTTCAATAGACCTAATTCCTCCAGCCTCAATCGGAAAATGGTCAACTGCAATCTCTTTTAGCTTGAACCATCCACCACACATGGCACATTCTACTTCATACTTCTGCTGCTTGTTTGGACCCTTGTAAGGTCGCCTTGCAGCGTTGATACAATCTGTGCGAGGCTTCCATTTGAGGCTCTTAGAGCGCAGACAGCTACGAATCCATGCCAGATACTGAGATTCTGTCTGTGTACCACCGCAACGTGTTAAAGGGGCTTTAGAAGGCTTCTTAACAGCCATTAAAAAATATCCTCAATCTTCTTAACAATCTTCTTATTAAGAGCCTTCTCCACAACAAGAATAGCTGCCATCAACTCCAGAAGTTCTTCGTCAGTGTAGGCGTATGCTGCACGATACCCGTTAGAATGCAACTCATAAGCGCCGTCTTTCACAATACGCACAGTGCTATTTATAGATTGTTCTGTGAAGGATTTGATTTCTGCGAGAATGTCTACAGAAGTTTCTTCAAAGCTTGCGCAATATTCGTCAGCAGTATATTTAGTCTCTTCTACAGCTTTAGTATACCCTGCAATCAATTCATCAACGTCCTCTCCGATAGAATGGTCAGGATCACGGGAGTAACCGCCCGAAGTGGGGCTGCTGGTGTAAATTGCATCTTCAGTTTGTCGGTATAAGATATCTTCAAATTTGTCTGCAAATGTTTCTGGGGACATTCGTTTAGCTTTATTTTTCTCTGGCAGCACAACCCACCGACCATCAGCAATACATTCTTTCACATCCTCCAGAGTATAACTGTTAGTGTAGTTCTTACCGACACCCTCCCAAGAGACTCGGGGGTTACCATTAGCTTGTTGAGTGTAAGTGTAAATACAGCTTGGCTCAGATTCACAGTAGAATTTAAAACTACGCGGCAAGGAGTCTTCTAGTTTTGTCCAAGTGCCGTCTTTGAGGTTATTTTCCATATGCTCGGAAAATATACAATAAGAATTTTCCCAATTGTCCCACTTGATGCTGTGCATGTGCTCAGAGATGGGCCACACAGTTGCGTTACCAAATTGCTCGTTATTGATGCGGAAGGATTTGTTGTTCATGTTTTAATGTCCCATTCTTCGCTAAATTTATAAACCTGACCTTCATAGTCAAGCATCTTGAGGAGTTGCATATTCTCATCCATCATCTCAACCCAACTAAGAGTTTCACCAGAAGGAATTACATAGCCGTCTTGAAAGGTTTCTTTGTAAACCCAAGCAACGCGTTGTGCGAGTTCTTCTTTAGTTGTGCAGTCTGCTAGGCATTTAGTTGCGGCGGCTTCTCCAAAGCCTTTACCAGCGCGTAAGCCGAACTTCTCTTTGACAGAGGGAACACCGTGAGGGATACCCATGATGTTATCGATTGAGTCTCCTCGAAGTCCCTGCCAACAGTATTGATAGAAGCCGTCAAAGTCCTTTGTGTACAGTGCAGGAGTATCCCATTTGTTCGCATCAGTGTGCCAGCCAATACACATCTTCAGATCTTTGTCAGGACTAGATATAGCACGATCTGAGTCTTCTCCATGTTCTAGATGTTCTGCAAGATAGATCGATGCTACATCATCACTCTCATGATTGCTAGTAGGCTGAATAATGTAAGAAGAAATCTCTTTAATCAGTTTAGCTTTGATGTCATTAAATAACAATGGTTTGGCTTTACGCTGTCCTTTGTACGGCTGGATCCGCGCAACATGGTCGCGGAAGTTTCCATGCACACCGCCAATAACAAACTTGGCAGACTTCACAGGATTACTCTCACAGATATCATTCATCTTCCCTAACAAACCATCTACAGCATTTCTGACACTTCCAACAATTGTGTTGACATCTTCAATTTCAAACTGTTCAGCATTCCACTTAGGATTGTCTTTGAGCCATGCTTTAAAGGCTGTGCGGGTGTCAAATGGCTTAGCTTTACCGTTTGCTGTGTAGCGAGCAAGGATTGTATTCTTTTGTTGGGCCGCAGCGGCTGACACAAGTGCTGTATCAAAATCCACTAGCAGGTCGTATTTTCTCATAGTTCTCCTAAAGGAAAAGCCCAGACCCCGTTAAGGAATCCGGGCAAGTTTTAATTCAACAAAGCGTCATAATCAAGTAGAAGTCTTTTCTGTAATTCACCTCGGTACAAGAAAGCCATTTTGTAAGCTGGTAGGACGCCATATTTCAAAGCCGAGAAACGCTTTAGCTTCTGGGAACCATCTGCTTCTGTCCAGCGTACAGAACAGGTAGTTAGAAGTCTCCCGCCTCTTGATTTTAGAATATGCCACTGTATGTGGCTGTCACCCTTAATCATGTTGACTACTTTAGTTCTACTAGCTTTAAGTAAAATTCTCTTGTTGTACTCATCACCGAGGGACTTTTTCGTAGCTGCCGTTTTAAGTCCCATCTTACGGGCTTCTTCTGATGAAATTGTGCTACGCCAATCAGACATTCTTTTAGTAAAGGCTTCAAGACACTCTGGTGTGTTACTTCTTTCAGTCATAAGTGCTGAGTGCTTCTCACAACGTTCAGGACTATCTTTAAGAATCTTCTTCGTTGTCTCTGACATCTTTAAAAGAACTTCAGGATTGTTCTTGTAGAAATTCTTCTTACGTTCAGACTGAGCTTTACGGTTTTCTTCTTTGCTCCAAAACTCTTTGGTAATTTCCGAAATAACTCTTCGCTGTTCTTCAGTCCTGACACAACCTAATGAAGTAGCAGCACTAGGAGTAAGATTCATTCCGTTATAATAACTGTCAAGAAAATTCATCCAGTATTCTTCTCTAGCTGTTAGCTGCCAAGGGTCATAATGATATTCGATTACATAGAAGTCTAAATAGCCGTACTTGTTGAAACTGTTCTGCAAGTGCTTATTATGGTGAGTGTTGTTTCTTAATGTTCTAAAGTGTTCATATTCCCGCTTCTTAAGATCAACAGACTGTCCAACATAGAACTTACCGGATTCACTTGTAATCACGTAAATACCTATGTTGGACACATCTTCGTCTTTCACATCAAGAAGGCACTCTGCTATGAGTGCCGCTGACATCAGAAGGGACTTGGTTCAGTTTCTTCGCTAATGTCGTCTTGCTCTACGACTTTCTTAGGTGCAGGTTTTTCAGCACGAGTTTTCATAACACTCTCTTTTGGCTCCTCGTACTTCACAGACTTAGCTTCGCCAAATTCCGAACCACCGCCAGAAGATTTCGACTCGTATTCAATAAAGTCTTCTTCCTTCATCAGAACATTCTGGAGACGGCTGAACGTGCCGAAGTCGTTAGTCGAAATAAAGTAACTTACTTTACCAAATGAACCGTTCGCAATCAAACGACTTTGCCCGCACTCAGTACGATTGCCGTCAGCATCATCAATGTAAATCTTCGGTCGGAAGGACTCGTCAACAGGTTCACCATCGTTAGTGGCTTGGCGTTTCAGTTTAATACCGTAGACGCTCTTTTCACCCTTCAAATGCTCTGGCAAGTCAATCTTGTACTTAGCTGAGAAATCACTTGCTTTGATTTTCTTCGATGGCTGTTTCTTGAACTGTTCATCCCACTCGTCCGCAATTTCTTCGCTTACGATAACTTCAATCGACCATTCCTTTTCAGTACTCTGGTATTTGTTGTCAGGTTGACCTACTTTTGCATATACCAGAGTGCCTTCGATAACACCCAGTTTGCTCTTTTCTTTAGCTGCCATTTTTAGTTTCCTATTAGTTTACTTAGTTTTAGATTTAATGCACAGTCCATTTGGATAGCGACATATTAGTATTCGCCCAGCTTCTGTGCAAGCTGTAATTCTTAATTAAATATACAAATGCACAACGTACCCAACACCTAGAGCCAACACAGGATGCATGATAGAATGAATCAGACGATCCTTGTAAGCATCTTCACGTTCTACATAATACGTTGGACCTTTAGTCAAGTATCGCACAAACATTGCCAAGCCCATCGCTTGGAGCAGACCCAGAACAGGGACACTGAACAATGGGACTACAAACCATTGCCACAGATGTTGTACTGTGTAAGTGCTTAGATAAATAGATACTGCAAACAGTACAAGTGCACCCAACAGCTTCCAAAGTTTTACTGCCAAAGTATCTTCTTCCTTCAATTTACTCTCCTATTTACTACGTTAAAATTCATGGTCCACCCGACAAGATTTGAACTTGTGACACCAAACTTAGAAGGTTTGTGCTCTATCCATCTGAGCTACGGGCAGATGTGTGCATTGTACAGACTTCTTACAACTGTGTCAAATTAATTTTTACCAACAATCTCATAATACCTTGCCAAGAATTTCTCCTTAGCCTCCTGATGACTCCAAGGGACAATCTTGTAATCATACGTAGCAATGTCACAATAAGAATCCCAATGAGCATTCTTAGGCTTCATGTCACGTACTTCTGTGCAAAATGCTCGCTTGTCTGCACGCTTCACAGCATCAACCATCGGGTACGTCAAATTGAAACGCTTGAACATTTCTCGTTCATGCTTCTCTTCAATTTCTTGGTAGTCTGGAAGAAGCATCTTCAAGGGTGTTGGAATATCGCACAAGAAAGCCTCCACAGCATCATGAAGCAATCCGTCTAGTGCATACTCAGGTTCGATATCGTAGCTAACATTAACCGCGTGCTGAGCAACAGAATAATGAGTGCTAACATGTCCACCGAAGCGACAGATGTTTGACAGTGCTTCCGCAATGTCCTCAATAGTAAACTTGTTCTGCTCTGGATTGGTGTAGCTGTAGAACTCTCCAGATTGTAACAGGATTGCGTTATTCATTGTTTACTTTCTTGTCTGCCAAATAGTAGTGGCGGGGTGCTTTGCTTTGGTGCAACACCTGCAAGCTTGCTACAATATCTTTCAAATACTCTCGCTCTTGCAAATATCCATCACCAAGCTTGCGATCATCAATCAAAGTTCCTGCTGCACGAGCTTCTAGGATGATAGCAATATTTGCCAGAACACCCCCTAGATTTGGTACACCGTCAGCAGGGTCAAGCTCCTCACCTTCTGCCCATGCACTCAAGTGTCGCAAAGCTCCAGCAATGTAAATAGAAGCCTCCACAGGCGTTGCATTGAAGTTACTCTGCCCATACTTGAGCTTACCGTTGTAGAGTCCCAGAGCACCGTAGGAGGATGCTAGTGCAGGCCACAAGTTGAGTGGGATGGATTTATCTCCGAATTGCTTCTTAGGGTTAGTGTCAGGTTTGTCTTCAATCAGCTTCCCACCCATCTCACAGTTCCTTCCAATCTCAAGCATTTCCGCCCACTTCCGTGCAATAGAACGTTTCATTAGTTTTCCCCTTAAGAAATTTGTATTCTCACATCCTACAGACCATCCACACCCATGTCAAGAAAATTCTCAAAATCTTTCACACCTGACATAGCGCCCATACGCATCCTATAAATATCATGAGAACTCCACTTGGAAATCCCAAGCTCGTGCAGATGATCTAGCAATGTACAAGCTCGTAGCTCACGGATGATGTACTCAACATCGTCACAATGTACAAAGACAGATTTTGGCCACTTTTTCACATGCTTGAAGTCTTTGTGCAGGCGCAGCCTAATTTTAGCGCGCCTACCTTTTCCATTAGTGCGAGGCGGTTCCTGCACAAGAAGGTTGACAAGGATTGTCACAACAGGTTCCCACATACGTTTGTGTTTCAAGAGGACGAGTTTTTTCTTAGTCATGCAGCGTCCGATCCGTGCCTAGTTGTGTACCCCGCGCCAGCAAAATTTAACTGTTCGATCATCTTATTTCTGTATGCCACAGCTAAAGCAAAAGCTACATCTTCTCCATGAACATCAATATTGAAGCTTTTGCTTTTAGCACGATGATCTCCATCACTTAGTTCATACCACCTTGCAAGCCAAACTTCTGAAAAACTGCCATCTTTCCTCGTGCGTTGTTTCGCCCTAGTGACGCCTTGCATTTTGCCGGAATTCTTATTTTTCTTTCTGTTCCTCATATTATAGGCATGATCCACAAGCCTAAGATTAGATATTTTGTTATTGTTTATATCCCCATCTATGTGATCTATGTACATCTTACAAGGAATTTCTCCAAAAAATAGTTCCCAAATTACTCTGTGTACTCTGTAATCTTTCTTTTGATGCTTAACTGAGTAGTATCCATTGGAATTTTTACAGACACAATCATCACCTACTTTACCTAAAGTAATTCGGTGCTTACCACACACCCAATCAGTCTTTCTCCGTAAACAACTTGGACTTACCTCGTCGTAGTAATAGAAGTTCTCCCAATTATTCATATTCCTCATCCAGAACCTTCTTAGCTTTCTGGTACTCCTCTTCATGCCCATCCATCCATTCGAACCAAGCAAGAGGCAGAGCACCGAACATGTTCTTCTCATGATAAGGGTTGTCATTGATAATGTCAAGGCC